TGGCTTCTGTGTTTTGATTTTCGGCACTCAATAAATCAAGCAAATTCCTTTTGGCAATAGTTCGCTGTAGGTTTAGCTTTGTATAAGCCGTTGTCATTTTGCTGGATAAAATGGCCTGTTCTTTTGCTATTCGGTTGTTCTGTTCATTGGCCACACGTTCCTCGATAGAAAGCTTTGTTCCGGCTCTTGTTGCTGCCTGTTTTTTATTGGCAACTTCCAAGGCTAGTTTCTCCGTTTTTAAAGCTTCTTGCTTTACTTTCTCCAAATTGGTTTCGGCAATTTGCTGCTCTTTCAACGTAACTATTGATTGTTCGGCAAGGAGTTTCACTTCGTTTTTCTGCTTGATAAACTCGGTTTGATTTTCACTTCGACGAAGTTTCACATTTTCAGCATTCAATAAAATAATTGAATCTACAAATTCTCTATTTTTAGCAATTGCCTCATTCAATGTTTTTGCATATTCATCACCCCAGCGCAAAGCATCGTCTGTAATTATATCTTTTCGGGTTATGGTTCCTTCCATTATTTGCGGTTTTTAGCGTTATTTTTTTCGATAGCTGCTATTTTTTGTTTCACTTGGTTTTCCAGTGATTTGAATTTCTCTACTGATACAGTGTAATAGTCAAAATCATAACCCAAAACAGAAGAGTAACTGGCCATTAGATTGATGATTGAATTGTCCTTGTTTTCAGGTCCTGATTCATCAACTTTTGGAAGTCCTTGTTTAAGTTGGTTAATTTTCTGAACAATACCCTTACTTTCTCGTTCTACACGTTCCAGATCTTCATTGTAGTTTTCGTCACGGAATCTGTATCCATAATCTCGAAGAATTGAAATTAACTCTTGATAAACATCAAATTTTAAAGCTTCGATGATCAACTTTATTTCGAAGTATTTTTTGTCCAGGTATTCGATTTCTTTTTCAAGACTGAATACTTTGTTGCTGTTTTGCTTGTTGTATTTTTGCTGGTATTGTTCAAATAATTCATTCCAAATCGTCACCAATTCATCAATAGGAGTTTCTTCATCAGAAAGTAATGTGATATCACCTGATTCAGTTATTTCAGTAAAGGTTACCATTGGTAATTTTCGGAGTGTTTTGTAAATCATAATCCTATTTTTTGACGGTTGTAGTTCATCACGAATGGTTTTATTTTGGTGTCGATAACATCTTTAAGGTTTTCGTCTGTCAATCCATAAAGGCTGTGGGAAAGCCAATGTTTACTGCTTAAAATATCATCGGTTTTAGGATCAGTAGAACCGAAGAAAAAGACATCATCAAGAACGCTTACATAAAAACTGCCCAGCCAGTCGCCTGTATCTTTTCCGGTGAAAGGCGTGCCCCATTCTTTTTGTCCATTGGTCAAGATGTCCGTGGCTTTGGAATAAAACCCAATTGCTTTTCCGTAAATATCCTGGCTATCCTGATTGATTTGTTTTTTGTTCAATTCGACCATATACTCACTTACGGTTTTGATGAATAGAAACAAGTCCTTGGCGATGTTTTCAGAAGAAACAGCTTTTGAACGCTCTAATTGTTGGTTGAATGTGGCCATATTTTGTATAAAAAAAGAGGCTAAACCATTGGATGATTTTAGCCTCTTGTTCAATAAATTTTAATCTTTTATTCTGATTTCTTGGAAGCGATTTTAAACGCTTTCTTTAGTTCTACCAGCCGTTCTTTTTCTTCAATTCCCTTGAATACCCATGTATTCTCGAATTCAGCTCTGAACTGCTCAAACGTTCTACTGTAATTTTCTTCAAACGTTATACCTTTGTATTTAGGACGTGACATTTGTTATGCAGTTGTAGCAACGGCACCAACGCTTTGGTAAGTGGCTTCTGTTTGAACAACAACTCCATTCAAGTCAACTTTACTTCCTGCAACAAAGCCGGTTCCTGTTAACTCATAAACTCCATCAGCATCGGCAGGCACAAATGAATGTGTCACGGCAACGCCAAGATTAGTTTTGAAAGTTACATCGGCAGTATCTAATGAGGTTACCGGATCAAGGGCATCGCCTGTCAACACTTTGAATTTAACCGAAGTTGCAGAAGAACTCACGACAACTATTTTAGCGTCGAAGATTCCGTTTACTTCGATGTGGCTCCAAGTTGGTTTCACGATTACACCATTTTTCTCGAAATCTTTGTAATCAGAATAAGTCAAAGTTACCGGAGTGTGCGCTGGTTTGTCCGGCATAGCATCAACACGTTTTCCAACTTCGATTGTTACTAACTGGCCACGAACTTTTACACCATCTGGAGTAACTCCCTTGATTTCTTGCGCATCGGTAAACTCATAAACACGCATTGTTTTATTGTTGTAAGATGCCAATGCAGCGTGAGAATTCAAACCAATCATACAAGTGAAAGTCCTGATTTTCTTGCCGTTTTTGGTTTTGTATTTTGAATTTCCTTCGAAGAAAGCATCAGCAGTATCGCCAATGGCTAATTCCTCTATTTCATACAATGGTATGATTTTCTTCAAATCAACATCGGCTTTCCAAGTGGCCAATGTTTTGGCAGCTACAACGGTGGCAAATTCTTGCTCGTCAGTTGCCAGTGCGTGGCGAATGGCTACTCCTTCGTGGAATTGGTCATTAGCACCAGTATTTTTATTGCTTTCACCGGTTGCGGTGAATTCTACGATTATACTCATAGTTCCTGTTTTTTATTAGTTACAATTAAATGTGTATTTCAAATCCCCGTTTATAGAAAAAGTATGATATGGCTGTAAATCGCTCAACTTGATTTGTTCAATATTGAAATCTTTCAACACGTTTTTTAATCCTTTTTCAAGTCCGGTGATGTCTAATGCTTTTATTTTTTCGACTAGCTTTATGCATATATCCTGAACTTCTGAATCTGCCCTGTAGGTTGCGTTTGGAAAAATTTTGTTCAAATTCAACATAAAAACAATTTTTACCTTGGCCGTGAACAACTTCCCATCTTTCGATGCGTGATTGTCATCGTCAATAAAGAAAACATTGCCTCCAGGCGCTTTCACATCGTCATAAAAAACTTCTTTTCGTTCTTTGCTTGAAATGTGTACTTCCGGAACAAATGATTTTCCATCCTTGGCCAGAACCTTTTGGACCCGTCCATAAAAATCAACTCCGGTGAAACCCAAATGCAATGCTAAAGCATTTTGAATGAGTTTGACTTTGTGGTCCATTCCTTTGGCTGGATAGTTGTTATAGTTCATAATTACCAGGGTTTGCCGTTTTGCACGGTTGCGTTTTTTGGAAACAATATGTTTTGCGCTTTTTGGATCGCTCTTTCCATTTTGTAGATTATTCCTTTGGCCACGAAGAAACCGCCATCGTTTCGAACTCCTTCCAATTCAATTTTAAGGTTTTGGAAACTCAATTTGGCATTTCGTTCTAAAAGATTGCTTCTACTGGATGCAATGAACAATTCTAATGCTTTTATGGCCATGCAATATCCAATGGCATCATCAAACAGTCTTGGTCTTGCAAGTATCAATTCAGAATAATCAACGGTTTCTATGTACTGTTCGTTTTTGTCGAAAATAGCGGTCAAGACCTCTAAAACCGATTGTTTACGAATAGAAGAAAGGAAGCCGTTGAAATCTTCGGCTTCCATTTCTATTTCTGGAACTGCTGCATACATATTTTCCACGGTAACGAGTTGATGAAAAGAATTTACTTTTCGTTCTGAATCTGCGGTTAGAACCTCCTCATCTAACTCAATTGCAAATGCAGTGTCTAAAGGTTTTTCCCAACCAATTCTAGTGACTAATGACGTTATGCTTTGTTCGTTGTACATATTATGCTGATGCTACGATGTTAGCTTCGAATACCAATACTTGTTCTGCTGAAAGCTCGTCAATGTATTTGGCCAAAGTAGCATCAAGATTAGTTGATTTCGCTTTGGTAGTTCCCACTGCCAAGTTAATAGCAGCTATTACAGAAGCTTTAGTGTAAGAAACTGTTTTGTACAAGTAAGCAGCATCACCTTCAGTTTGTGTATCAGTTGAAGCAGTAGCTTCTTCACAATCCAATATGTAAATACTGTCGATGTTGTTGATAACTGGCAATACAATAGCTTGAGAAGATGTGTACTCTTTGATTGGATCGTTAGTATGGTATTTAGAAACTAAAATAAAATCATCTAGTTTTTGATAATCAACCGATTTACTTGGGAAAGTTTCTTCGGCTAATCTACCATAAGTTAATGTACCTACATTTGTATCAGTCAAGAAAACAACTGCATTATCAGCCCAAGGTTTTACAGATTTTTGTTTACCGTCTTTTTCGACCATAACTTGTCTATCGACAATCATTATCATAATTCCGTAAGTAGCTTGCAAAAATTCATTTGCTTTATCGACAGATTGAACTGGTGGAATGTTTGATCCAACGAAATCACGATAGAAAGCATATTGTTCTCTAACTTGCTGATTTACTTTGAATTTATTCCACGTTTGTTTATCCATTAAAATATGTCGAATAACATTTCCAAAAGGTCTGGCTGCTTCGATTACTCTATCAATATCATCAATAGGTTTTGCAGCTGAATCTGACCATTTAGCAGAAACACCAAACTTGTTTTTTGCTGGATGATTGAAATTAACACGAATTCCAAGCCCTGGATTATCATCATCGGCCACTAAAATATAGCCTGTAGATAATGCCTGTAGAAACATGTATTCTAAACGCTCCCAAACACCGGTGATACATTTTTTTGAATCTGCAAAAAGTTTTCTAACAACTTCATTTTCTTGACCTCCAACAGCTAATAGAATGTTTAGTTCATTCATCGTGTTTTCGTCAAGAGGTATTTTCATACCAATTTTAGGAATTTCTCCATCAGCCTTTTTAATAGAATCTCTTTTTTTCAAAGGCAAAGAGGAATTCATTGAAACAACATCAGCTGATACAGCTGTGTTTAATGTTGATAAAGAACCCCAACGAAGCGTTGGCGAGTATTCTTTTCTCAACATTGTTCTGTGAAGATATGTCAACGGATTAGTGGTTCCGTTTATCAAATCTGTTAATGTTTGTGTTGTGATAAATTTGAACAATTTATCCACCCACGCAGGGAATAAGGACTTTTCCATAATTTAATAATTAATCTTGAGTGAATAAAATGTGAGTAAGAGCTGTTTTTGCTCCTGCAGGAATAGCTGGCAATTCATAATTGATTACAGCTCCTTCATTAACGTCTCCGGCCAACATAACAGACGCAAAAGGTCTTTTTGTTAGAATGGTAGCGATCAAAATACCTTTGTAGGTATGTCCAGATGGCAATGCAGCATAAGCACCTGCAGAAATAGCCAACGGTTTTAGTTTTCCGGTAGCCGTTTCAATAATGATAACTCTACCAGCCTTCAATACTTCTTCGGTAACACCTGTAACATCGAGAGTTTTTCCTCCCGGTATGTCGTGGTCTACCTTTTTAATGATCACAACATCCAAAGTGGTATCAACTTGGATTGGTGTGTTAGATAAATCTCCTTTTACGTCAGACATAATTTCTAATGTTTTTTGTTAATAATTGTTTTTACATACTTTTAACAACCTCAGCCATTGCTTTTTCATCAAATGTTGCACCTGGGTTTCCACCACCGGCTGCACCGCCATACTGATTATTATCGGCATTCACTTGGACTAATTCTGAATATTCCGTTTCTAATTCCTTGATTTGATCCTCGATTGAGGTCTCTGAATTCACGTCTATTCGATTAACCCAGCGAGGTTTTAAATCTTCTTTCAGCTTGCTTAAAACATCTGACTTTTCAAATAATTGAGAAGCGGTTTGTTTTTTTGTTTGAAGAACATTACCAGTTTTAATTGAGTCAATGTCAGATTTTAGATCACCGAAACTTTTTAACATCTTTTTTTCAAAAGGTGTCAATCCTTCGGTTTCATCTTCTTCTTCCTCTTCCTCACCGTCTTTTTTTCCTCCTTTAGCACCTTTGGCTGCTGCTGCATCTTCGGCTTTCTTTTTGTCGGCTTCAAGAGTTCGTGTTCTGTCGTCCTCTTGTGCTACTGCAACAAAATCAATTACATCATTGTAATCGTTAATTATTGCATCGACTGCTGCTTCATCGGCATCATCGGCTGGTTTTGGTGCAAGTTTAGCCACATAAGTGTCTAGCCTTTTTTGAGATAAGTTCGCCTTAGGAAACAAAGCCTTAAGTCGTGCCTTAATAATTTCAGGTTTTACTGCCATGATAATTGTTTTAAATTGTTGATTTATAAAGAACAAATGTAATAAAATTATTTTCTTATTTAGAATCATTATAAATAATAAATTTAATCATAAAAAAACCACCCAAAAAAAGAGTGGTTTTAATATTGAAATGTTTCCAATTTTATGCTTCTGTGAAGTCAAGGTAGTATTCTTTACCTTGTTCGAAGAAATTGGCCGCTTCCGTTTCATCACTAATATTTAATGAAACGCTTCCAGCTGGTGTGTATTTTGCAAATGATTTATTTTCTTCACTTCCGGAAACTACTGGGGTTAATGAAACTAATTTTTGCTTATACTCTGGACTATCTGTAATTTGATTACACACGAATTTTGCTCTTACTTGTGACATAATTATATATTTTTGATATTTTCCCTACTCATTAGCTTTTCGGGTTCCGCTTTATTTATTATTATTCTTTTAAAAATTTATCGATTTCATTTACTATCCATCCTGTTAAATAAGCCTGTGGTTCATCATTTACTCGGTCCAGTTGCACTCCGCACTTTAAAAAAATATCGTTTACCAAGTGTACTGTTTCGTGGGCAATTATAGACCAATCAACTACTTTTATCGCTACTACATATTCTCCTCTTCCAAGAGTTTCAAACACAACGGCATCATAAAGCTTATTTTTGGCTTTTGTTTTGTAAATCTTGTTCACTTCTTTAAAATCATCAGTACTTATGATCGTAAGTTTACCAAAATATATGGGTATTGAAACTGTTTTTGATTTCATAATTTAAGCTGTAGGCACTACAATACCCACTTTGTTTTCTAATGCTATTTGTGCCAATTCCGCTTCGTGGTCATCTACTAAATCAATTATTCCCATAGCTGTTTTTTGGCTCACAAATTTACCTGCAACGGCATTGGATAGATAGGTTACCGTTTCGGCAATATCCGACGGCAAAATAGAATTGAATTGAATGTCGTAATACAAGGCTTTACCCTCAGCCGCCATGGTAGTATTGGTAGTTTTTGTCACTCCCGAAACAATGATATTGATACATCTTTCGACAAATGTTCTTGTTGCTGATTGCTTCAAAGCGGCTTTGATGTCGGTGGCGATAAACATTAGCTTTACTGTTTTTTCGGCCACGTTACCCAATGATTTCAGTTTTTCCAATGATAGGTTGGGAACTCCAGAACCGTAAGCGATGGTGTCTTCTAGTTTATCCAATTCCAGTTTGTTGCTTTCCGGTGCTGTTTGGGCTTCAAGAAAACGAACATCGCCTTTGATAAGTGTTTTGCCATCTTCGCCTCCTAATTTAATTGGAATGTTAAAATGCTTACCGCTTTCTGATTTCGAAGGCATAGATATACCTTCCCCCTCGGTCAATAAAATAGGATGCCCAGAATAATCATTGGAATCACCCAATTTTGACAAGGCAACTTCGTGTCTATCTATAGGCGATTTAACGGTGTACCATAGCGGTTCATCCTGTGAATCGTAAACAACTGGAATCCTGTCGAAGCCGTGGAGCAAAGGTTTTCCAAATAAAACACCGTCTTTGAAATGAAACATATTAATTTCATTCCAAATCTGTACATTGGCCACCTCTTTGTCGCCTTCCTTGGCTTTGTATTCCCACATAAACAACAACATATCGCCTGTGGCATCAAAATATGGTGTCATCGTTCCCTTGGTATTATCCAATACTTTGGCTTTTATTTCCTTGATCTGTGTTTTAAGTTTCAAGTATGACAACACTTTATTCAAAAGCGAAGTTTCTCCAGCATCTACAATGTAGAATTGCATTGCGACTTGGGTTTGCGAAAACTTGATGATCGTGGCATCAAGCAGTTTTGAATCGATGCGGTTTACTCGCCAAATTTGTTTGACCAACTTGGCCAAATTGCTTTCTTCGGATGGAATTAAAGTGATGGGTTTACCGATGGTAAATGCTGCCATTGTTTCGACAATATTTTGGGCGTGGTTAATGTAAATTTTAACCATTTTGGATACTTTTCCGGCATCAAGTGTTTTGTCTAACTGTATCTTTTCGAGTTGTCCTTCTCGTTGGTTTCGGTCAAAATCCTTGTACTCCTTGACGTAACTATCAATGTCAGATGCTTTCTTGGTACTTTGAGCCTTGATGGTCTCAATTGCTTTTGCCGGGTCTGATTGTAATAATGCGATTATTTCTTCCATAACAATAATTTATTAATAATTTAGTTTTCTGATTTGTTCCTCTGTCATTTTAAATACGGTCTCGCCTTGGCTATTATGCGCCATGTGGCCATATCTTCCAGAATCCCAAAAGTGATTCCACGAATCAATTGGCTGGTTGATACAAATTCCTTGAATTTCTTTCAGCTTATAATTCTCTTTTTCTTTTTTAATTTGGGCATACAAATGGTTTTTTACGATGTGTATTTTTTTAGTCTTCATCGAGTTAAGCCAATACATAACACCTTTTGTTTTGCTTACTTTTTTGGCATTGTATCTATGGTCTTTTTTTAATGATCGCACCATTTCAACAGTTCCTTTGTTTTCTCCCGTGTATTTATCGGAACTATCACAAATGATTAAATCTCCATCGTCATCATAATCACTGGAATTTTGCCTTACTCCAAAAGATTCTAAAATACCTACTAATTCTGCAGCCGTTTCAATTGGCGTATAAATCAATGGCTCAATCCAAATATTATGTTCGTCTTCGGCATATCTGTTTAATGCGTTTGGATCCGTTGTAAATCCAAAGTCATTGGTATAAATGTGTTGTATGTCTGGAAATTCATTTGGCTCAATCCAGGTGACGTGATTAAATATCACGCCTTTCATAGCACCTCGCAATCCAAGTCCGTAAACCTTCCACATAAAGTCGTCGGCAGTTCCGTTCGCTATGTTGGTAAGATGTGGAGGTGGTTGGTTGATTTTGGTTATAGGCTCGACCTTGCCAGTTGCTTTATTGTAACAATGGATTTCATCATCTTTTACAATATATGATCCTGGCTTCCAAGGTTCCCAAGATTTAATTTTGTTCTTTTCTTGGACCGACAAATGCGTGAGATTGTCAAGAAATGTGGTTCTTAAGAAACCAACATCCGGACGGGAAAGTACTTTGTCAAAAAACCAGTGTTCCGTAAACGATGGGTTGTAATCTGCCCACCAAAATTTACGGCATCGCATTTCTACTTGGTCAAATACTGAGTTCTTAATAAACATCATTTCATTAAAAAAAGCATAGTCGCAACCTCCACCGTGTTTACCGTCACCAAGAAAATAGATTGTATTTTGACCTATTTTGAAACTTTTAATCTCTTCGGCATCGTGGAATTTATTTGGTAGTCCAAAATCATCTAGCCTACGCTTGAAATCATCGTATAAAGTCGTTTTGAATTCGTTATAAGTAGCACGATAAATGTTGATGGTACATTTGGTTTCTACATAAAGACAAAGCCAAATAATGATGTCCACGCCGGACCATGTTTTGCCGGAACGAGAAGAACCTTCTAATGCACAACCTCTTTTCCCACTAACTAACTCGTCCTTGTCGTTGTATTTTTGATCAACAATAGATTCCTGCAGCAGTTTGTAGTTTGGATTGGTATCATCGTCAATTACTTTGAGGTGATTTCTGGAAATGTCGATGTCCCTTTCTTTCAAAAGAGTTTCTAATTCCAATATTTCAGCATCTGTTAGCAATTGTTACTTTTTAAATTCCCTGATTTTCTTTTGCAGTTCCCTGATCTCATCATTCAATGATTCATCGTTTCTGGCATTTATCATATAGCTTTCTCGAAGTTGAATTAGTTCGTCTAGCTTGGATTGAAGTTCTTCCATTCTTGTTTTTGATTAAATTAGAGATTGCTTCAGCGTGATTTTTTACGTTTTCAACTACTGCCAAAGATTTTTCTGTAACTGAATTAAATTGTTGAGAAACTATTATGGCCTGTTGAGTGAATGATTGCATTGAAATAATTGCAGCTTGAATCACAAACCACTTTGGTTTACTTTTTCGAAGCTTTTTAGGCTTCTTATTTTTGTGAACCTGGTAATAGTTTTGTCTTTTCATCATCATCTCTTTCTAAAATTATTTATTGGCCTTGATATGAATTTGCTTTGTACTTTTTCGTAAACAATAGTATTTTCGTTTTCTTGAAAAGACCTCAATTTCATAGCTTCATCCCTGAAATAATCATTCATAGAAACAATTTTATCCGGAGTGATTTTTTGAAATTCCAGCATTGCATCATTTATTTTTTTTGATGCTATAATTGATTTTTCAAAAGACATATTTAAAGACAAAACCGCGGAAGTCATATCGCCAAAATCAATACCCAATAACACAGGTCTTTCTTTTAAGTGTTGCTGTATCATTGCTTGCTTTCCTGATCTACAGTTACCGATTATAATTATTCCTCTCATTGTACTGTTTCGATTAATTTATAATGAATCATAAACCTGATTTTATCTTTTAGAAACTCCTTTTCTTTGCGACCAAAGGCACGTTTGTTGGTTTGTGTCAAAAGATATTTGTCGATAATTTTTTGACGTTCTGTGGGATCGTTTAGGTTATACTTATCTATGATTCGTTTTACCTGTTCCTTTTGCGCACGCTTTCTGATTAGATATTGAAACCGGATAGACAACTTTCGTTTGATGTATTTTAGGAAGAAGCTCATTTTTACGCTCTTTTTAAAATTTGTAATGGTTTTGCAAGTCCTAATGAAATAATCTTCACGTCTCTGGCCTTGGCTGCTTCTCGGTCATCATCGAAGCAACCACATAAGTATTTTACTTTCTTATGTAGCACGGTAGAAACCCATTTAGAGTGTTCTCTATCCCAGCGAACGCCAACATACTTTGAAACTCGATTGTTTGAAATCTTGCTGTCTTTGATAAATTTTGTTTGTCTGGCCATTATAGTTCCGTGATTAAGGATTGCACAAATACATCCTGGTCCTTGAGTACTATTTTAATCCCGTCATTTTCTTGGGATTCTGCAAAATCAAGTAGTGCGTAGCCAATGAGAGTTGGGTCTACTGTTTCTACTCCTTCAACGAAAACACGGCCGTTCACAATTTCTATCATAATTTTTTGGTTTGATTTAAAAAACAAAAGCAGCTCACATCTGATTTTTTATAAGGCATTTCAATGAAAATTAAAAAACATTAATACTACCTAACGCTATACGATTCAAATTGTCTACATCCCTATTTTTACCCAGTAATCGATGTATCACAGAATGATTTAACGAGCCTTTTTCAACCCGACTGGTTCCATGTTCCGACTTATCGGCATGAACTGCTTTTTGTTTTGTGGAGAGTAAAGGATTCCAACCTTTGTAATGATGATCAGTCACCGTCCTAGCATTAGACGAACTCCCCTTTTTGCTGAATTTTAAAATAACGTCCTATTGAAACTCCTTCAGCTATGTTTTCAATCTTGGTTGTTTTTGAGGAGAAGAGCGGACTCGAACCGCTGACCAACACTTACAACTCAATCTCAAACTACTTATGTACATTTTCGTTTGACAGACCCCATTTTCTCGTGTTTACTCTACCAACTGAGCTACTTCCCCATTTAAAAAAGCCGTTCATTTACTGAAAGGCTTTTATATATTTAATTGAACCTTTTTAACAGTTGCTACGCATATTGGCAACGGGTTTAAATTGGTTTTTGAAGTTTAAATTGTAATTCTCCAGCAACTTATCATGGTATGATGTCAATTGATATGTTTGCTTTTCTGTTTGCCATCCAACATCAGTAATTGAATTGATCACCGGATTGATTGAAATTGTAAAGACTTTCACTTCACTGTTGTTTAAAAATGCCACTGTAGATACAGAAACAACCTGAAAATCATTTGCTACGTTTACAGCTTCAATTTGAACTGAATGCTCACTTTTGAATTCTGTTTTTTGTTTTTGGTCCAGTTTGCTTGTAGTTGCAAATGCTGTTAGACTAATCATCCCAATTAGTAAAATAAAGACCGAACGGATGTTCTTCATAAGAATATCAAAAGTAACATATTTTACTATTAAATTGCAAAATATGTTATTAAAAAGCTAAATTTATTTTTGTGCTTTAGCGATAAGTTCAGCGATGCGTTTCTCTCGCTCATCGGAATTGGTTATTACCAAAGGATTTTCTTTGTCGCCCTGGATCATAATCTTAGTTACTGGGTAGATTGCCTCAAGTTTATTTATTTCCTTTTTGTAGTTAAGCAAGACGGCCATTCCTTGAGGTGTATTTTTAAACTTAGCATCCATCGAACGAACATCTTGCTTTAGTTCTGCAATTTTTAATGATCGCTTTTGCTCGACGGTAGCTTCCTGTTCTTCGTGCCAAATCTTATAAGCTTTTTGAAGTAAAACTTTTGATTGCCGTCTCTTGATGTACTCACCATCTTTATTTACAAACTGCTGCTCTATATTCTTTAAAATCAAATAATCGGGCACGCCATTGATTATCCACCCTTGAATGGTGAATACTCGCTTTTCGGTTTCTAATTTACTTGATCTTGAACCCGGCATATCGTTTATTGATTTGGGTACATTCGTTTAATAACCGCAATATGTCGGCTTAATTCTGTAATTCTATCACGAAGTTTGATAGCTTCTTTTTCTCTTAAAATACGTATTTCAGCATCTTGTTCAGCAATTGGTTTTGGCTCATAAGCCAACAATGCTTTTTCGTTTATCGTTTTTTCTTCTTCTAAGTATTCTAAAATGGAATCTCTCATTTCGATTAATATTTGGTAATTAGTTTCTGCCATTTGTTTACTTAGTTTTGTTACGATGGCATAAATGTAAGCAAAACTTTAAACTATTTATAGAGTGATTGCTGGTTCATTATTTAATTCCTCCATATCATCACCCAAGTTTAATTCAGGATAGTTTTCTTTTATTTTCTTTGGATCACCTTTGTAGAACACCAATACATTCTGGTGCATTTTGCCTACTTTTCGGCCACCATTGAACTGGCGACGAACACGAATGGCCAGAGAACCAACTACGTTTACCAATATGATTTCATTGTATAATTCCATTCCAGCATCTCTAAACGCTTGAATTGTATCGCTCACAAAGTTGTAGTAGAATCCTTTTTTGTCTCGGACATCACCCACTACAAAACAGGCAAAGCGGTCTTCTTTGAGTTGTGCAACCGACTTTTTGATGATACTGAAATAAACCTCCTTGAAGTCGGCATAATCCATATTGGACAAATCCTTTGGATCATCGCTGTATTTTTCCAAATCGGCATAAGGTGGACAGCTCATAAGAAAATCAAATCCATCGAGAGGTTTATAAGTATCAAGAACCTCATTACTATCACCATCGAACCATTCTACATTTTCAAGGCTTAACAAATCAGCTTGTTTTCTGTTGGCTTCTACTTGGTCCAGTCGCAAATCAATTCCGGCATAAGGATAACCGAGAACTCCGGCCACTATACCACGAACAGAACCCCCAGCAAATGGGTCAAGTACAGAACCTCCATTAGTACAGAACCACTTGTACAGAAGCTCACAAAGAACTGGATCAAAAATACTGGCACCTTCGTAAACGTGCATTCCTTTTTTCTTTGCATAATCGAGGATTTCATCCCAATCTGGGTCGCGTCCTAAACTTTCACGCATTTTATTTCGAAGTTCATAGATTGCTGTCGATTGTCCACTTTTTGCGATTAGCTCAACATCTTCTCGGGTTTCTTGTGAATTGAAACCAAGAGATAGCCATTTACGTTTTCGTTCCTGCCATACTCCAGAGCGTGTATCCAAGATTGAGAATGGAGGAAATATAAAACTGTCTTTCAATGATGCTGGAATGATTGTTTCACTTTCTGAATCGTTTTTGTTCATCAATCCTTGAAAAGCGATATCGTCAAAATCTGCTATATTTAACATCGCTTGCATATCCGGAAAGTCTAAATCAAAGTTGTTTACGAAGTCGAGCAATCCTTGCTGGGTAATTTTGGCGTAATTCGATGAATAAACCAAAACCAATTCGGCTGCTTCTTTCATATTAGCACAATCAACAAAAGTGGCTGGTAGTAATTCTGGAACCGCTGCTCCAGACAATGATACTTTTTCCAAATCTAAAAACCTATGGCGACCATCAAGGCAATAATTCACGCCTTCAGAATGCCAAACCATAAACGGAGCAATGAATTGATATTTTAATATGGATTCAACCAGTTTTTCTGCTCCGTTATTAACCCATTCTTTGAAATTTTCCTGTTGGATGAACTGAAGCTCACGCCAGTTGATTGGCTCTGTTTTGATGATTCTGGAAGCGATGGTTTGTGAAGTCATTGGTTTTGAAATTTTTTTCTTTGGTTACATTATACCACAAATGTAACAAAATATGTTAGTATGTTGCAAAATATGTTACATCAATAAAGCCACTTGCAATAAGTGGCTTTATCATAAATAACTGAATGTTAATGTTTTAATTTTATTGGTCGAAAAAATATAATTACGTTCTTTCCTCTTTATGTGACAATGAGGTTTTCACATCAAAACCAACTTTATGGCCTATTTTAGATTATGACCATAATTTTTTAGCCATTTCAAGGTTCTTTTCGGCTTCATTTACTGCTTTTTTAGCATAAGTAAGCGAATAAGAGTGTCGTCTTTCGTACTTTCCAGACTTTAATCCTTCGTGCTGTTCTTTTGCAACCTCAACTTTGTATTCGAAATACTCAAGACTTTCCGGCATTGAAAGATTTATGACGTTTGCTTTGCTTTCCCAGTATTCCGCTTTGCTTTCGTGTTGTTCTGCAATTTTGGTGTTCTCGACAGATTTGGCCATTCTATTGTAATTTCTTTCAATCAGGGCGCGATGACGTTTTTCTGAATGATGTCCAATTTTTATAGGTTCTGCCAATGCAAGAAAATCTTTTCCTTCCTGTGATGCTTCGTAGTATTCGGTTGATTTATTTTCACGAGCGCCAGCCCATTTTTGATAACGTTCGGCTTTTTTTCTGGCAAACTCCTGAACGTTGAAACCATCGGCACGAACTATTGAATAGTAATAATGGTCGTCCTTTCTTAATACAAGGTTAAAAACTATACATTCGTGTTCTTTTCCATATTTGGTTTCCAAGGTAATGGTTTCTCCTTTTTCGTGTCTTTCTGTGCATTTTGCAACAAAAACATTAGCTGTGTATTTTGCGTAAGTGTTCATATAATTAATTATTTAAAGTTTCGAAAGAAAGCACTTCCAGAGTGAAATAAGTATATATTTCTGAATGTGACCATTGCCATCCTTTAGATGTATCTTTTGTTTTTATTCTTCTGATTAAATGTTCTTCATTTAGTCCGTTTGCTCTTTTACAAATAGCTTTTACTATTTGATTTAATTGAGGTAATTCATTATTGTTCATAGCTTTAATTTTGTAGTTCAAAATATCCGTTGATGTCATAGGTAATCGACATTGATAAATCTTCCTCCAGTTGGTCGATGTTTTCCTCTTCTTCTTGAAATTCGTAAGAACCGGTCCAGGTATTCCATTCAGCGTGAAAGCAAGAATTATCTAATCTATATTGCAATAAATTTGCGTCAATTGTAGTTCTTGGAGTAAATAAAAGTGTAGCCATAATATTGTCTTTTTTAAGTTGATTGTAGAGCAATATTAGGTTGACATATTTTCACTGTCAAGAGTTTTTGGCTTATTCTTTAATTAAAAAAGAGAAAGTTGGTCGTTAATTTCTTTCTCTTTTTTGACTATTATTTCAAACAAATCAGGAAACATTTCCATATACCTGTTTGTATAACTGATTACCGTTTCAGAAAGATTTTCAATGTCAATGAAATTATGCTTAAGAATAATAATGGGAATACCATTTTCATAAATGACATTAGATTTTCTGGAGTATGTGTTGTTTGGATTAAGCATTGTCTTTCAGTTTTACAACGTATGAATTAAAGCCACTTGCAATATATGTTTTGTTTGATATTGAAAGGCTGTTTAATTTATACTCATCATCTATAAAGCATTTATCTTGTAATTTTTCAGATTCAACTTCTGATAATATTTCCAAATCTAGTCCGTGACCGATTATTCTACTGATGAAAATCAAGTCTTTTGCTTTTCTTTTCATTACAAAAGCCTTTTATGATTTTCAATGCACAATTCATTGAAAGCTGAATCAATCAGTTCCGCAAACTTGACAAAGTTGTCAACGCTCATCCATATTGCTTCTCCATCGTGCATAATGCTAATGGATGTGCCATTTTCTGAAATTATCACTTCCTGATTTACTTCTTTGTTAATTTCCGGATCTTCCGGAAAGAGAATAACCTTTTGAGTTTTTTTGATGTCTTCGCTCATAGTTTATGTTCTTAGTGTTTTGAAAAATTCCTTTATTTTTTCCTCTTCTTCGATGTTTAGTTCCTGAAGTTCTTCTGTGTAAATGACAATCTTTTTACCAATTGCTCTGGAACCACCTCCGCTACCGTGCTCCATCCAATATTTTGTTTTTATTTTTTCGATTTGCATAATTATTTATTTAAAGATTTCCTGATTTCTATAACGCTTTTAGAATTATAGTAGGTAGTTACACCTTTGTATCTTGGTTTTGCATTTATTGATTTGAAAAGCTTCGAAAGTGCCTTGGCTGATAAACCAAACTCTTTCATTAATTCCTTCGCTTCAATTACTGAATCGAATTCTTCGTCTTTGACGTACATTCCTTTCTTGGAATACTTTACCGTGCTTGCTTTATTCTCGATCGGAACAGGAAGCATTGTTATTGGGTTCACTTGTGGTTTTTGATTCCAGAATTCTATTTTACTCATTTTTCTATTTTTAAAGGTTCAAATTCCCAAAACGACAGTTTTCCTTTTACATTCAGGATTGGTTTATCATAAAGAACTGGATTGGCAAGTACCCAGTTCCAGATTGATGCAGGATCTTCTTGACTGAAATCTGTTTTTTCTGCCCAGATGCTTGGATGATTGATAACACAATCTATGATGTCAACTTCTCCGATTATGGCTGAAGTTGGAAAATCAAAATCTAGCTTTGACTTTTTTCTAATATCTCCAACTTGCTCTTTATTTAACAAACCAAGCATTCCTTTTGAAATAGAAGAAGCATGAATAAAAATTCTACCTCGAAAGTGAGTTTTCCAAGTTCTGTTCTCGATGTCCTTAATGCCATTAGCAATCAATGATGCCCAAGGCTGTTTTATTGATAGTGCTTTCATAATTTTAAAAATTGTTTATACTTGAGTGATAAATTAAAAAGTTGCCACGCTCAAACTTTAGTTTGTGATCATAAAAATCTTGAATGGTTCTTGAAACGGTATTCAATGATGTTCCTACTATTGTAGCAATAACCCATAATCTTCTATCATCTGAACAAAAGAATAATTCCAGGATTGTTTGTTTTTGATTTTCTGATAATTCATTTGGCATAGCAACTTTTTTTTTATTTATATTTTTACTGGCATTGCCAACATTAAAATATCTTCTCCATCTTCCAGACCGTCAATGGGTTTTAATATTCCAGCACGAACAGGAGTTGAAAGCTCCAATTGAATCATTGTTGATTGCAAATTGCCCAACATTTCAGATAGGAAACGGGAGTTAAACCCAATTTTGATGTCTTCTCCTTCGAAGTTACAAGTAAGGCGTTCATCGGCTTTATTGGAGTAATCAATATCTTCAGCAAAAATGTTTAATTCAGTTCCGGCTACTTTCAAAATAATTTGATGTGTGGTTTTATTGGAGAATGTGGCCACACGCTTTACCGATTGCAATAACAAACTTCTGTCAATTATTAACATACTTGGATTGTTTTTTGGAATAACCGCTTCATAATTTGGATATTTGGCATCAATCAAACGGCAAGAGATAATATAGTTTTCAAAAGAAAACACGGCATTTGAATTGTTGAATTCAATTTTTACGGCATCATCCAAGGTGCTCAAAATTCCTTTCAAAACTCCCAATGGTTTTTTTGGCATAATGAAATTGGCATTTTCTGAAGCTTTCACATCTGATCTGGAATACTTGACCAACTTATGAGCATCGGTTGCCGTGAAAATCAAACCTTCTGGTGAAAGTTGAAAATATACACCTGTCATCATTGGTCTCAAATCATCGGTTCCAGTTGCAAAAAGTGTTTTGCTGATTGCGTTTGCTAATACCTTGGAAGGAATTAATGTTGATGATGGATTTTCCAATACAATGGCTTTTGGATATTCTTCTCCAGAGAAATAAGCAATTTCATATTGTCCAGAATTAGAACTGATTTCAATTGTGTTGTTTTCTTGTGTTGTAAAAATCAAAGGTTGTTCTGAAAATGTTTTTAAAACTTCAATTAAAAGTTTGGCTGGTATGGCCACGGATGCTTTGCCCTCAAAATCTACCTCCATTGTAGTTGACATTGTGGTTTCCAGATCGGATGCTGTGATTTTCAATTGGCCGTTTTCCATTTCAAAAAGGAAATTGTCCAAGATTGGCATTGTGTTACTATTGGAGATTACTCCACCTAAAAAATTGAGTTTCTTTAATAACTCCGTGCTGCTTAATGTGATTTTCATAATTTTGTTTTTAATTGTTTTAGGCTACTTGACAAAGTTTATTATAGTCTTCGTCCTTCAATAGCTTTTTATTTTTTTTGATTATTTTTGAAATCTTCCCCATGTTCTGACGAACAATAGAAATAATTTCTTCGTGATATTCCGTTGGTTCATTATCAAATCCTCTGCATTGAATTATCGAATAGTTTGCTAATGAAATCTCAATGGTTTCAATAGGTTTTCCGTCAATTCGAGCGGACATTAAAAGTATTCCTGATTTTTTATGGTATTCATTCTCATAAACACAATGCTCAAGTATCTTCCCTTCTTGCTCAACATCCTTTTCATCAATTAAACAAACAACCAAGATCTTGTCTTTTTTGAAGCTAAAATTTTTGAAAACATCATGCTTAATTTTTTTTAAAACTTCGTCGGCTTCAGCTTTCAATCGTTCATTTTCTTGACGTTTAAATTCACGTTTAGCTTCTTCTATTTTTCTAAGCTTTGCCGCTTTATTGATATATACATTATGTTCTTTTTTTAGATTTTGAGGCAAAATGTATTTTGGATTTCTAATGTCTTTACCAAACCTCTTTAAAAGATCGAGATAGTCATACCATATTCCGGCATCCGTTATCTTGTATTTATTTCTAAGAACAATTTTGATTTGAGGCCAATAGGTTTGATAATTGTTATCTTTATGAACTGCATAAAACAAAAGTTCTTTTTCTTTTGCTTTAAATAGAGTTTCAACTTTTGAACTTTGTTGAAGTTTGATTAACAGAAATCTATAGTCGCAATTATGAAAATCCTTTCCTAAACCATACATTTTAAATCTTGGAAGAAATTCTGCTCCTGGACAATTAAAATCTGATGCAAAACGATCATATTCACTTTGTCCGTATCGAGGATTAACATATCTTACTTCATAATTAGATGAACTAAAACCATCACCGTACCAAGTAGTATTTCGACCTACAATCACGCTTTTGTTTTTATCGTAATCTTTCCAATCTTCAAACAAGCTTCTGAAAGTATACCGAGGTGGTTTGTTTTTGGACATTAATTTCCAACAGGAGAAATATCTAAACACTTGAAATCTTTCAACTACTTGAACTACTGAATAAGAAATTACTTTTTCAAACAATCCGTTATTGATATTGATTTTCTTAAGTTTTTTTGCACACGAAGGGCAAGTAACTCCGATAACTTGCTCTTGCCAGACTTGTGCCGGTCTCCAGCTATGATTGCATTCTAAACAAACTAAATTCTTATAGTGCGTCGTGTAGTAGAATTCATGTTTAGATATTACAAAAGGCTCGTGTTCTTTAGGATTTGAAAGTTTTTGGTGTAGATTCCAAACTTCCAGTTGTAGTTTAGTTCTCGGTTTCATAATTACCCAAATAAGTCTATTTGTTCCACTTCGGTTGTTGGTTTCTTTTTGGCAGCCTTGGCAACCATTTTTTCTTTTTGATCAGATACTACTTTATCGACTGCTTGTTTTTTTGCATCCTGAATATCTTCTTCAGATAGTTCAATAGTTTCTGAAAGGGTTTTCTTCGCTTCTACTTTTGCTTCCTCAATCAACAAATCCATTGCTTTGTCTTTGGCCAATGCTTTGTCTTCTTCGGTCAGTTCCACGGCCTGATTAACAACTACTCTACAGCTGATAGGTTTGATGTTTTTGACATCATCCTCATCGTAGTAATGAACTGCCCAGCCAAAAACTTCGGAAGGATCATATCCCTCACATTTTCCTTCTTTTGCGCATTGCACAACATAGTTGCAGCATTCGTCCAGATTTTTGTTTTCTTTTTGATAGGTAACAGCGAAGAGTTCGTCTTCAGATGCTCTTTTGTCAAGGTAAGCCTTGATGGTTTCTTTAAATGCGTTTGATGTTTTCATTTTTACTCGTTTTTAAAATTTGATTGTTTAAAATTATCTTCCCCAAATAAGCATCATTGCATCGCGTTGCTCTTGGTTGGTTCTGGTGTCTATACCAGTTATTTTTTTGAAATAGTCATTGGTAATCTTGGAAGCTTTCGGCTGAATTTTTACGTATGGCATTTTTAAATACTCACACATTTCAACAATTTTTTTTGCGGTTTCAAAGTTGGCTCCGGTTCGCTCTCCAATCTTGGCATTTAATGCAGCGCTCATTCCTGCTTTTTTATGAAAGTTGGATTTATTTAGAAAACCACACTCTACATACACCACCGGCTTTACTTCAAGTTCCTTGTAAAATTTCAACTCTTCGTATAAGTCAAAAAAGGAAAGATTATCAAGTTTCAATTGATTGCCTTCTATCCTGGCAAAACCGCTTTTTTCTACATCTGGATCAATTCCTATAAGTATTTTGCTCATAATTAAAATTTATAATCTCCTTTGACAACTAATCTTTTTTGTCTTAAATAATCCAGATAAGGCTCCATTTCCTGCTGTTTTTCCCAACTGGCAATGGTATCTTCAAGCATTTGTCTGTCCATATTTTTAACCATTTCATCAATTTCAAGTTTGGTTTTTTCTTCCCTTTCTTTTCTGGCTTTTTGTGAATTTCTCTTTGCATAAAGTTGGGCTACTGCATTATTTCTAAGGTCTTTTTCGTCTTGAGAAATAACATTTTCCTGCTTTTTCATACGCTCAAATTCAATGTATTTTTTTTCAAGATATTCGGGAAACCATTTGTTTAGAATGTTTTGGCCGTCTAGTTTATAATCCTTACCGTCACCAATAATACCCTGCCTTACTTGCTTTAGAAGCAATACTAAATCTTCGATTGTTTCATACGGATATTTTTCGATGATGTCAATGGCAATTAATGGAGCTTGAGTATTTGTGATATTTTTTCCAACATTAAAACTTTCTGAAAATCGCATCAACAGATAAGTAACCACTTTTACCATATTGATTTCTCCCAAAGTTTTTTCCAATTTGTTTATTCTGGTCCCATCAATAGCTTTTTGAAGATTCATGTTTTTTTCAAGGATCAAAAGTTTAACTTGATCCTGTGATACCAAACATTGCATCAACTGCGTTGTTAGCGGATTTTTTAAGGTCAGCATCTGTTCTTGATGAATTATTACCTCGTATATTTTCTCTTGTTCCATAATTATTTTCTAAAATTTTTAAAAAATTGGCTGGTTTGAAAATCCAATCAAAACTAGCCGTCCAGTTTTCTTTATTGTCGCCTTGCAGGAATGGAGAATCTCTTGTTTTTTGAATTACAGTCTGAATTGATTCTTTGCCGTATTGTTTTTCCAGAAGCTGAATTCTTTTTTTCCTGACGTCTGACATTTTTTTTACCTCCGGCAAAAGCCCTCGGTTTGAATTAAAAAAAGAAAGAAGTTTATCAAAATCAATCTTGTGAGCTGGAGGTTGATTTGGAAAATCAACTACTCCGTTAGGAGTATATTCTTCTTTGTTTTCTTTTACTTTACTCTCTTTTACTTTACTCTCTTTTACTTTAGGGATAACTTCCGTAAGATTGGCGTCATTAGGTGTCATTCTTACGTAAGATTGACCGTTTTTTTGCCCTATTTCGTCCAATATGTCGCTGTATTGAAAAATTTTACCTTTTCTATTTCGATAAGCATCTTGAATACTATCGGCAAATTTTTGACTGAAAATAACTTTGTAATCATCAAAAAGTACTTTGTCTATTGCTCCTAATTTTGCCAAATCATTTAAAATAGAAAGTGTTTTTTCTTCATCAATTTTAAAAACAGAAGTCAGAAACATTAAGGTCATTTCATCTGAAGCATCTATGTAATGATTATTGGCTTTTCCAAGCTGTTCTAATAGCTTAAACCAAGTTGCATACCCATCATTACCATATTTTGTTTCAATTATGTGCATTTTACGTCCGTGAGTACAATCGTGTGGAAAATAATCAACATCTTTTCTTTGTTCTCTAGCCATATTAATTCTACTTTTTAAAAGGTACGTTTGTAAGTTGTCTTCCGTTGTTCCAGATAGCAAAACGCCCTTCATTATCTACTTCAATTTTCATTGTTTCAATCTTACCAAATTGGTTGAGATTACCTCCTAAATCAACCACCCAAGCATTCTCTTTGTTGGGGTGAATTCGCATTGCACGACCTACAATTTGATAGAATAATGATAACGACATTGTGGATCTGGCCATCAATACGGCTTCGAGTTCTGGATAATCAAAACCAGTAGTCAAAACACCTACATTTACCACACATTTGATGATTCCTTTTTTGAATTTGGAAAGGATACGTTCTCGTTCCTCTTTCTTGGTATCTGAGGTTAAAAGAACCGCTCCAGGAATGCGTTTTACTACTTGCTGCGCTTCGGTAATCAAGGCACAGAAAATCAATAAATTTGGTTTTTTGGAAAGGATGTGCATTGCATATTTTACAATTCGGCTTGGCATATCGATTGACTTGTAATAGCGACTTAACGAAGCTGGTGTAAAATCGGTTCCTGAACTGTTCAGCTCCAATTTTGAGCGGTCAATTACATCAAAGGAGTAATACTCTAGCTTTGCCAAAAATCCTGCGTCAAACAGCGTATTATTTTGAACGTAGTACAAGATTTTATTAAATATCCTTGGCGTGCTTCTAGTCAGGAATGTCAGTTGTGGTCCTTCGCTGGTTTGTGATAAGCGATATGGCGTGGCCGTTAATCCTAAGACATTAGCTTCTGGAAAGTAATTGATAAATTCCTGATACATTCCCCCATCTGAATTTACCAAATGACATTCATCAATCAGTATATTTTTGAGTCCAGCAAACAAATGTTTCTTATTTATTACGCTGCCAATGGTGCAAAAAGTAACCCTACTAATGTATTTTTCGCCAGCTGATGCGCTGTAAATAGAAGCTTTTCCATATTTTGAATACTTTTCATAGTTCTGTTCAAGAATTTCTTTTGACGGCTGGAGGATAACCGTTTTACCCTCCAGCGGTGCTACTAAATTGGCAATAACAATAGATTTCCCAGCGCCTGTTGGTAGCACTATTACAGCATTGTCATTTGACTTTCCTTGTAAATATTCCACCCCTAAACGTGTTGAATCTGCTTGATATGGCCTAAGTTGAAATCCCATAACTAAACGGCTTCTTCTTCGAATTTGGCATTATCAAAAGAAGCATCTTCTGAGGCAAAATCCATGTGCATTTGTTCCGGTTGTGGAGCTACTTTTCCATTCATATAAAACTCAACTTCTTTGATCACGTTATCTAAGCAATCAGTCAATTGGGTTAAGTAGAGGTAGTTTCCATTTAGTTTTACCTTTGGAGCATCAAATGAAATAGTACCATTGGTAACGTCTTTTGTGCCAGAAATAATTAAGGCTTTGTTTTCTTCTACTCCAGTAATTTTAAAAGAGGAAACGAAGTAACTTTTAGTTTCTGGTTCTCCTTCTAAAAATGAAAGCTCTGTAGCGTTGTCATTTCCTGTAAAAGCATCATCTAAGTGCGCTAAAAACACATCGAATTTTGAGAAAGCATCTTGTAAATCTTCGTGTACAATATGGGTTCCTTTTCGTGATAATCCATCACCTTTCATTTTGCCTACTAATAATTCATAGGAATAATTACAAAGGGCATCTTTGAGCGAGGCGCTTTTAATTTCTACATCTTTTTGAACTTGATCTGCTAATCCTAATTTGTCTGCAAGGATTGTGAAAACTTTTTCTTTTGCCATGATTATAATTGATTAAAAATTGATATTTGGTTTCGGTTTTGTTGCGATGCGTTGGCCTGTTGTACTAGGCTATATTCTTTACTTATCCAAACTCGCAACAGTCTTTGGTGAGCATCTTTATTGGTGCTTTTTTGGGTTCTTTCAGTATCGAAAATCAAATGTCTTTTTGATAATTTTCTGAAAGGTGCTCCAAAAACACTTGGTTGTGATGGAGGTGTATTTCCAGCCTCGTAATAGGCTTTTTTCAAATCATCTGCAGTAAAGGGTTTCATTTGTTTTTTGACCCAGTTTTCGGCAAATTCATAAATACTATTGCTGTATGATTTGTTATTTTTATCAACTTCTTCAACAGCCTGGTTAGTTATTTCAAATGGTGTCATAAATATTCTTGATTTGTGTGTTTACTTATTTCGTTTTCCAAGTCTTGAAGCAATGCCAACTCTTTGGGTTCTGGGAGATAAATCCCAAGTTCATTGCTTGAAAAATTCCTAAACCTATTAATGGCCAATGTTGTTTCTGCTGTATCTAAACTTGCAGTACTTCGCCAGCGTTCAATTTTGAATCCTTTGATTTTACCCTCAAATTCTCCTTCATAAAAAATGGCTGAATTGATGTGCTTTTTAAATATTTCCTGTTTTACTTCTTCCATCGTGTAACCGGTTTCAATTCCAAACCAAGTCAGGATTAAATGCAAATAGCTGTTTTGGGAAATACTTCTTTTTGGATGCTTTGCTTTCAATTCAAAAGTTTTTCCTTTAGAAATAAAATATTTCAGCTTTTCTATTGCTTGGTTTTTTTGAAGCTGGTTTGTGGCGTTGTAAATCATAGGGTTATTTTATGTGAATTCTAAATGCTCACCATTTTTGCAAATTTTTGTTTTGAATGGGAACTTGTCTTTTGGTACTTTTTCTATGGTTTGAATTAGATATTTACCTCCAGTAAAAACCACTCGTGGTTCATCACGATATTCAATTTGTATGTCAAGTCTATCTCCTTTTCCTTCATAGTTTGATGGAAGTACTTTGAAATCAACTACAATTATTTCTTTGTCAAGCAAATTGTTTATCTTGATTTTTTCGCCTACAAAATTTGTTATCACAGGTTTTATATCGAAATCTTTAAAATTGTTCATTTGGTATTAATTTTTTTAATAAATGTTTTGAATTGCAATGTTTAGCCCATCCGAAATAAGCGGCTATCGTTGCTTTGTTTTTTGTTTTTGATATTGCTTTGGCAAATCTTTTTTTGATTGATTTCCTAAGCATTGTGTGCGTATGGTAGAACTTATAACCCACGAAATCAATTCCACGGGCTTCAACTGGAAATATTTGATAATTCCCTTTTACCTGAAGCTTTAGATTATCATTCAAATAGGTTTTTATTTCTGCCAACAGCTCGTGAAGATGTGGTTTGTTGTTCGATAGAATAATAATATCGTCAGCATACCTGAAGTAATATTTTACTTCCTTGTTTTCTTTTATCCAATGGTCAAAATAGGTCAGGTAATAGTTTGCAAAATATTGGCTTAAATAATTGCCGATTGGCAAACCATCAGCGCTATCAATAATTTCATCCAACAACCAAAATAAATCCTGGTCTTTAAACTTTTTTCTAAATAGTTGCTTTAGAACCTCATGATCTACATTTGGATAGAACTTGACAATATCTAATTTCAAACAGTACTTTGTATTCTCCTGGTCCTTCAATGCTTTTTTTAGATTATTGGCAGCTCCGTGAATTCCTCTTCCTTTGATACAACTATAAGTATCAGCCGTGAATAATTTGGTAAATATTGGTTCCAGAACATTCATAACAGCGTGATGGGTAATGCGATCAGGAAAGTATGGCAATCTAAAAACCAGCCTTTCCTTAGGTTCAAAGATTTTGAAAGTGGTGTATTCTGATGTTTTGTAATTTTTTTCAAGCAAAATATTATGAAGTTCCGCAAGGTTTCCATGTGGATTTTTATCAAAAACCTTAACACCATATTGTTTGGCTTTGCCTTTGCGTGCTTTCGCTTCCGCAAGAATTAAGTTTTCCGGTGATATAATTTGTTGGTATATGTTTTTGAATCGTTTCATACTTTGCTTTGATTGGTTCGCTTTCATTTTCATTACTAACGAACCTATTAATTTGTGTTTTTTTGCCATGTGGGCAAGGTCTGTGATGTTTAATATTTTTTAGCTCAGGTGCGAGCTGACATTCGAATTCGTATTCCAATTATCGTAGTCGTTGTACGAAAAACTGACGCCTGAAGAAGAACTACAGCAACGACACCACACAACCTTAATTTGCTATTCTTTTACAAAATAGATTTTGTACAATTCTTCAAATTGTGTTCCTACATACTTTGCTTTTTCTCTGGTTTCAAAGCAAAGGCGCGAGCCGACAACCGAATCCGAATACCAAGCACCGTCGCCGCCGAACGAAAAACCGACGCCCGAAGAAGAACCCATCTCAAACCAAGGGTAATATTTCCATTGGCTTGAATCTGTCCAGTCTGGTACCCAGTCACCATTTATGGCTTTGGCGATTATCACTAATTTTGCGTGTGCAATCATAGCTTCTCTATCAGTTGATGGAAAGCTTAAAAAATCTGGAATTACTAATTCCGGCTGTTGAAGTCCAATGGCAATGCAAGCATCTTCAAATGTTTTGATTTCTGTGTAGTTCATTTTAAATTGTAAAAAGTGGTTTATAAATTTCTTGTTCAAAAAGTTGTCCAGCATGTTTTGCCAAATCAGAAGATTTAAAGCAAAGGCGCGAGCCGACAGTCGAATTCGTATCCCAACGATCGTAGCCGTAGTACGAAAAACCGACGCCCGAAGAAGAACCCATTCTGAAATAAGGCGCATACTTATACTCATTGCTATTGGTCCAATCTGGCAACCATCCCTCATTGAATGCTAGACATACTAATTTTGCCATTCGATAGGCAATTTCATCTGGTTCCAATCCTTCGCAGGATGTTTCAAAATCTTCTCTTGAAATTCCGTTTTCGGCCAAAACATCATCAAAATTTTTGATTCTGTCTTTTACATCTTTTAGAAAAACTTTTTTGCCAAATAGATTTTCCAATAATGATTTCCCTTTGATACTTGCCTCTTCGTGGGCTTTTAAAGCATTCGCTTTGTCAATTTGTAATGTTTCCATTTTTAAATTTTGTTTAATTTTATTTCTACTTCTTTTTTAAACTCATCCAAAGCATTTTGGATGTTTGTGATTTTTGTAACCATTTCTTTGACTTGATCTTTGTCATTCAAATCATTCCAAAGCTTGATGGTTTGATTGCAATCTGATATTCTAATAATGGCTATTCCATCAGGATATATTTTGGTGAAAATTGCAGCCATTGAATGAATGCTTTCAGGAGCCAAAAATGATTTTTTGTTGTAAGTGACGTGACTCTTTTTTTTGATTTTTTTAGCCATTATCTTTGTATTTTATAAATTATCTTTAAATAATAACTAGGAACAATCGGAACGCTCGAATGAAGTTCTGGGTACCTGGAGTATAAATCGGTTCGTGGCAAAAAGTTGGAAAGAAATTCCAAGGCTGTTTTATCGCTTAAATGCCATCTTAGAGATAAGTTACCACCGATGGAAAGATGTGAGCTTGTAGTTTGCCATTCGTTACCCCATCTACCAATAAGAGTTGGCTCTATACTAGGAATAAGAACGGTCTTGATAACCGTGTTTCCAATCCTTCCATAAAGTGGGAAATGATAGCCAACTCCAAATGTGAATTTGTCAAAGTAAATGGCATTGAATCGCTCATATCCTATGTTCACTTCGATGTTTTGGGAAACCATTGCAAATTGATACAATAAATCAAGTGCGGGTTTATCACCAGTTGCCTTGCTGCCAATTATGGCATTTTTAATGTCTAATCCGGTAGAAAAAGCCAAATAATGTTCCTGGTCCTTTGGTTGTGCATTGGCAATTCCGCAAATTAAAGCGATGACAAAAATTAAAGTAAGTATAAATGTTTGGTTTGCTTTTCGCTCGTTGATTGGTTTTGGTCGGTGCATTATTAAAACGGTGTTTTATTAAAATTGATTTTCATTCCGTTATTCGCCACGGTGACGTTTTTTCCAGTTAATTCAGAAACTTCTTTGTGAAATTGCTTTTCATCGGAATTGCTATCTGACAAATGAATCAGCACAATGTTGTTTACTTTTGACAAGTCATTGGCTGACAACATATCCTTGCAATTGGTCAGTGAGAAATGTGATCTTAGAATTCGGTTTCTCAAAAATTCCAATCCGCTTTCAGAACCAAACTTTCTATCAATGATTTCCTTGGAGAAATTGGCTTCGATAATGATATTATTCAAGCCAGGGAATGTGTACTCGCAATAATTGGTATCAGTCAGGAAAAGCACCTTTCCACAATCAGGATGCTCGATTAAGAATCCTAATGGTTCGGCAGCATCGTGTTTCACATCGAAAGCTAGTATTTTGAAATTTCCGATTTGGAAAGTTTGTTTTGAAACTATCTTTTTAGCTCTGGATTGTTCATCTACAAATCTGCTTTTCAATGTTCCGTTTGAACTATAAACATTGATTCCTAATTTCATAACATCCCAGATGCTTTTGCTATGATCCATGTGTTCGTGAGTGCAGATGCATCCAACTACTTTGCTTAAATCAAAATTTAAGGCTTGTTTTATTTCTTTGATATTTACTCCACATTCTATGAGTAAAACTTCATCTTTATTTCCAAGGATGTAAGCATTGCCTTTTGATCCAGTTCCTATGATTGTGAGTTCCATATATTTTTTATAAAAAGTGGAAGAGGTTTACTTCCGGTTGCCGTTATACTCAAAAAGAGTATCCTTTATCCGTTTATCAATTCCACTTTGTTTTAATTTAGAATTTTGGTCCTTCTTCTGCAGGTTGTTGAGCTTCTTCAAATTCAGGCTGCATTATTTCCTGTTCTTCTGGAACTGGCGTTGGAATAGTTTCAGAAATTTGTTTTACTTCATCTTCTACTACTTCGGCTTCATCAAAATCTAACGACGATTTGTTGGCATTGGCAATCACTTCATTCTGGACAATTGCGTCCTTCATTTCGCTTTCTTTCTGGATGATGGCCAAGTAATTATCGTCAATTTTCTTGCTGTCGATGGTGATGGCATTAAAAGCATTTCTTGAAATTGTTTTCAAGTACATTTCTTCGCTCCATCCTTCAATTTTCTCCTTGCCTTCTTTTTTATTTTTACCCGTTCCTGGATCAAATACCCACTTATCTTTTTCACCGCCCCAAAATTCTACAGAAGCATATTTTGGTTTTCTTTTTTCGATGTCTTTCAAGGAGAATACTTTCAACTTGTTTTTTGTCGGGAAATCTTCAAATTCGTGGTACCAAAAACCGCCAACCACTTCGCCACGGTTAAAGTTGTCCGTGATGATGAAGTCATAACTTTCCACTTCGTTGTTGCGGTCTTTTTTATACTGTTTGAAAGTGTCATTAGAGTAAACCAATTCAACAACTACATCGGTTGGAACTTCCAAACCGTATTTTTTTGCTTTCAATTCCATTCCTCGGTACCCAATAACAAAACCCATATCGTATTTGTTGTTGGCCGTGTTTTTGTAAGGAATCATGTTGATATGATTTGGCTGCGTTGGATCTAGTTCCACGCTTGAAAAAGCGATCACATCAACGGCCAGTTTGGACATATTTACATTTTCCCACGAAAGAGATAATGCATCTCTAACATCAGGACTTTTTGCCAAACGTTTCTTTTCGGCATCTTTCAGGGTTTGATCTATCTTGATAAAATAGTTCTGGCAAAGTTTCTTTTGGAAAGGTGTTATAGTAACGGCTCCATTATTAGAAGAAAACTCTTTTATCACTGCTGCCGTGAATCTTTCACTTTGTGATGGTGCTACTTGTGTTGTTACTGCTGTCATTTTTTTAAATTTCTATGGTTAATTGTTCATTTTCCTTGTTGAGTTTTGACCTTTCCGAGCATCTTATTACCGGTGTTTCAAAACCAAAATTTTGTATTTCTTTTTTAGTGTTTTGGTTGTTTTTGCAATTGGCAGTACAATCAAAACTTCCTATTTTAACTCCAACATTTACTGGACAATTTTCAGTTGGCAAGCTGTCGGAGTTTCTTTTGACCTTATAAGAATTCATTAGGCAACTCTAAGTTTTGAATCATTTTCAGAAACAATCAAGTTGATCAGTTGACTTTTGATGTCAATTACTTTGATGATTGATTCTCGATTGTCAATAAAGATTGGAGCGGTTACTTGGTAGAATTCGCAAAGCGTATTGATGATGTCCAATCCGGCATTAATTCTGGATGCAGTATTAGCATCGCTGAACGGTACACCATCGATTAAAGCATCGCAACATTCAGATTCTCCACCGTTAATTTGTGTTTCGAACATTCTGAAATTCACGAACTTGAATTTCTCGTTGATTTTGGCTTCCAGAGTGTCAATTTTCAGTTTGTTGAATCGCTCGATAACAAATTGCGTTTTATCTACATTGGCGATTTGTTGCGCCAAAGCAGTTTCCTCTTTCTCCAAGTCAGCAATACGATTGTCAACTGCTTTGATTTGGTCCTCGTTACGTAATTGTGATTTAATTTGGTCAATATCTTGAACCAACGATGCTCTTTTCGCTTTCAGTTCTGAATTATCCACCATTGGAACTTCTTCAATAGACGCTTCCAATGTTTCCAATTCTTGAATTTTAGCTTGGTAATCGCTGCTTTTTATAAGACTTTCTCTCACAAGAGAATCCTTATCGATATTTGCAGTTGCTGTAGTTTTTGAAGCTTCTGTTTCGATGGATCCCTCCAATGTTTTGATCTCGGATTTTAAAGTTTCAATATGCTTTTTTCCGTTTTCAATACGGTCATTAAGTCCTACCAGCTCGGTTTCCAAGGCTGTTTTTTCCGTGTTTATGTTAGCGCCTTTGGTATTAATTTCAGCCAAGGCATTTTGTTTCTTGGTTTTGAAATTTGCCAACATTTCAACTTTTTTACCTTCAACATCGCCAGCTTCAAACTCACGTTTGCAAGTAGGACAATGAAAGTCGTTATCGTTAAATGTCAATTCTTTGGCATTTTCAGCAGCCCAATCCATGCGAAGTGTAGCCAACTTACTGTCATAAGTTCTTATCTGGTCATTTATTGAAATTGTCTTTGTGTTCAAAGTATTCAAACCGTTTTCGTAACTGGACAACTCTCCTTTTTTGGTTTCCAGATTTCTTTTGAAATTATCCAAAGTAGAAGTGTCCGGCTTCAAACTGCTTTCGATTTGAGCTTGAGTGTTGGTTTTGATGATTTCTATTTCAGACTTCAACGAATTGGCTTTGGTTTTTTTCTCATTGATGGCTTGTAGTTTGCCGTCAAAAGCTTTGGTGCTATCGGTGATTTCATCATCAATTTTCGACAAAGCCTTTTCCTTCATATCCAAACTGATTCCAAGATTTACAAAATCAAATGACTCGGGCTTACTTTTTGAAACCTCATCAATTCGGGTTGGAATTCCTTTTAGATCTTCTTTGGCTTTTTTGATGGATGCAAGGATCTGTTTTTGGTATTCGGCCAATGTTTTACCGTTGGTCAATTGCGCCACAAGATTTTCGTATTCTGCATTTCCGGCTGCCAAATCACTATCCGAAATTGCTCCGGCAATATCTACCAAAACATTTCTTCTATCCTGCCATTTCAAAGAATTAAAAGCCAGTGGATTTGTGATCATTTTGAAAATGGTCTCATCAAGAACACTGCTTACTTTTTCCTGAAATGCTTTTTGCTGCATTGGAACTCCATCCCAATAATATTCAGAAACATTACCTGAGAACTCAGTAGTTTCAGAACCTCTTTTCTTAACCCAGTTTTCTTTAAGTATTTTTGATATTGAAATCTCAATACCATCTACCAAAATAATCGCTGAAACTTCGTGTTCTATTTTTGGGATGGCCACATTGAATTTGTCCAATGTTTTGATCTCAAAATCTTTTCTATCGGTAGAATCTTTACCAAACAACATCCATAAAAAAGCATCCATAATGGTTGTTTTTCCAGTTCCGTTTGCTCCAAAAATATCAGTGTTTTTTTCAAAACTGATTTTTTCATTTCTCAACCCTTTGAAGTTGGTAAGGTTGATTTCTTTAATTTGAATTGTTTTCATTTTACTCGTTATTAAATTTGATTGTTATAATTTCTCTACTAATATTTCAAGTGCTTTTGACTCAAAAGACACGTTTGTTTCGATGGAATAAAGTGCATTGGCTATTTTTGTGTATGCTGCTTGTCTTACATTATTTTTAGTAATTTCAGCTTCATTCATACATCCATGAATGAATGCGGTGAAGTCTTGGTAAGTTTCGACCTTGTTATATGCGCTCTCGATGTAGGCATATATGAAAGGAAACATTGGAAACTTAATGTCTGGTTTGGCGAATCCTGAATTATTTTGTAGGTTTGGCATCTCTAAAGGTTTTTAATTATTACTCGTGATTAAAAATTTGATTGTAAAAACCACTTTTCGCGAAGTGGTTTTTTATTTTGTAAGGCTTGCAATTGCTTCTAATTTCTTTTCGGGAGATAGTTCATATTTACCCTTTCGGGCGGAACTGGAAGCTCCCAAACTATCCAGTTCCAATTCTAAGTATCTCTTACGGCTTGTAATTGAACTTAATCCTTGTTGAAAAAGCTGCTCCTGAGTTTCTAATTCCCTAGCCTCTCTTTTTATAAATGCTATTTTTTGAAGTCTATTCATTATTGCCATTTATTTAGTTTATCAAAAATCCACTTACCCAAATTCAGCAATCCTAAAACTGCTATCAGGATTATGCAGACAATAATCCCAGTATCGTATGCATCCATTTTGGGTTAAGTGCTAAAAGTGTTAATCCTGCAATTCCAATTGTCAAACAGATAACTGATCCTATCAGTAAAAATGTTTGGTAAATCCTGTGGGTTCTTTCGTCGTCGTAATTCATTTTTTTGGTTTTTTAGGTTCTTTTTCGAAAATCTCATCTTCAGTCATTCCGGTTTGTTCCTTGATAACATTTATGCACAATCTGCTGTCTGTTATTTTTTCATTTTCAGAATCAATCCACCTCTTAATAGTCGGATATGATTTATCAGTTGCAACAATCAAAGCACCAATCACTTTGTTTGTTTTAATTTCTTTTAGTGCTTTTTGTGATAGTTTCATTTTTATTACTATTTTTGTTCTTATTATTGTTATGCAAATATAAAAACAATTATTCACAACTAAAAACAATTGTGAATTAAAGTTATCAACAATTAAAAACAATTATGTTAATACCTAAAGAGAACCAAAAGCTAAACCATCTAATAGAGAAGTATTCTTTAGGCAGCCAAAATGCTTTTGCTGAACTGATTGGTGTTACTCAAACCAATATAAACAGGCTTTTTAGGGCTGATGAGAGAAATGGAGAAGTTCCGAATGTACTTAGAAGTAAAAGTGTCCTAACAGCAATTAAAAACAAATTCCCTTTTGCTGACATTGAATGGTTTAAGAAAGAGGATAGTGAAATAATTAAATCTGAACCGGATCCTGAATTTTTTGAAAACAAAAACGGCAACAAATTCATTGAGTTAAAAAACGGTAAATACAAAATAATTGTGAGAAAGGTTCCAGTAAGAGCTTTTGGATCATACTTATCAGATTTTCAAAACGTGGATTTTTTGGAAGAACTAGAAGAGGTTTCATTTACTGTTGACCACGTTGGAAAAGGTAAGTATATGTGTTTTGAAGTTGAAGGCGATAGTATGAACGGTGGTGGTATAGATGATACTCCAGATGGCGCAGAATTACTTTGTCGGGAACTAGGAAGGCATCACTGGAAAGATGGCTTTAATCATTCGAAATATGGATGGGTAATCGTTCATAAAAAAACAGTTCTATTCAAGGATATAAAGTCAATGGATAAAGAAACCGGTGATATTATTTGTGGATCCAGAAGCGGACTTCCAAATCATCCAGACTTCACAATAAATTTGAATGATGTAAATCAAATCTTGAAAGTTATTAAAAGAACTTTTTAAATAAATTATTATGAAAAATATTATTTTAGGATTACTAGTATTCTTTAATTTATCAATTTATGGCCAAGAATCTGAATTTAAATTCACAAAAGACGGCCTCACTGATTTTGTAATCACTCCGGTAAATGGGAAAATCCAATCCGAGCTTTACAAAAAAACTTTGGATTGGGTTTCTTATTCTTTTAAAGAACCAGGAGAAGTAATAAAAGCAAATATCGAAAATGAATATATCCGTATTGAAGGATTTAGCAAAGATCTGATTTGCTATAGTTATATGGGAAAAAGATGTGGTGATACTAAGTATGAAATTGAAATTTCATTTAAAGATGGTAAATACAAATTTGATGTATTGAGTATTTCAGAATACAACAATATGTCCAAATCAATTTTGTGGACCAATTTTGAAATCAATAATACAGCATCGTATTTTGATAAAAAAGGCGAAGTAAAAAGCTCTTACAAGTTTATTGTCAATACAGTTCCGGAATATTTTAATAACCTCAACTTGAACTTGAAGGAATTTTTAATTAGTGATGGAATTAAAAGCAAAAAAAATGATTGGTAATGTACACTTCAGACGAAAATATAATCCACTTGATTGATCTTTTGAAATACCAAAAGAAGATTTCATCTACAAAAGATTTTTGTCAAGAAATAGAAGTTTTAGAGCAAACCGTTTCCAAGGTAAAAAAAGGCTTGAATCATTTTACTGTGCTGCATATAGAAACGATCTGTAAAAAATATAATGTCAATGCAAACTGGATTTTTGGAATTCAAAAAAACATATTCAATCCATCGAAAGCCGCTACAACAAAGGAGTTAACGTAAAAGAGTTACCGGCAACCCTGATAAATAACCAAAAATATAAAAACGACTAAAAATTGAAAAAAACAAAATAATTAAAAGCCTGATTTTACAGTAATTACAATAGGATAAAAATAGGGTAATAGTTTTCATAACCCTGAGGTCACGGGTTCAACTCCCGTCCTCGCTACAAATTAAAACAACACTTAAACCCACTCCCAACAAGGGTTTAAGTGTTTTAATAAAAAATCTTACGGCTTGTAATTACTTAAATCGGCAACCCTACCGACAACCCTAAAGTAATTACATTATGGCAACAAATTTATTATTCGATTGTGCGTACTCTGACCTATGGGTACATCCGGAGAACTGGAAAACATTGACTTCTCAGAAATCTTTAAAGCTTGATTGGCGTATAGAATGCAAATTCTACGATCCATTGTTCAAAGAGAAATACCCAAAAGGGTTTCTTTTCAGAAGAAAATTAAACCGGTTCCGAACTTTGGAAGATCGTAAAGCCGTGATTGAAACATGGCTAAAAGAGATACCTAAACTATTTGAAGAGAAAGGTTACAACCCGATTACTAAAAAATATGTAGTAAAACCAATTGCAGAACCGGAACCGGAAGCAGAAAAGCTACATCCAAAATTAAATTTTGTTAAAGCTCTTAAAATTGCATATCCTTTATTAACGGTTTCTCCTGGTGTAACAAAAGAGATTAGAAGAATTGTCGCTAAGGTGGATAAATCGGCTATTGCATTGAAACTTGACTTTCCTATCTGTGAAATTCACAGTGGCCATATACGTGATTTGTTAGATCCTTTGGATTTGACACCAAACGAATACAATAAGTACCTTACTCATTTATCTATTGTACTTTCAGACTTGGTAGAAAAAAGAATGGTTTTTCACAATCCTATTAAGGACATCAAAAAGAAAAAAACAGTAAAGAAAATTCGTGAAACCCTTGAAGTTGACGAACTGAATAAAATATTCAAGATTCTAAAAACTGAAAATTATACTTTTTTCAGATATGGTATGATATTCTTTCATTCCGGTGGCAGAAGCGCTGAATTGTTTCGAGTTCAAAAGAAAGATGTTAATCTGGCCAAGCAGGAATATAAAGTTACTATTTTGAAAGGTAGCGTTAGCAAGGAAGTAATTAAGGTTATTTTGCCAAACGTTTTAAAATTTTGGACCGAAATAATAGGAGAATGTACCGATGACGATGATTATTTGTTTACAAGAGGATTGCAACCATCATTAATTCCAACACAGCCACGACAAATTGGCTTGCGATGGAAGCGATTGGTAAAAGACAAATATAATGTGACTGCTGATTTCTATGCTTTGAAACATTTGTTTCTGGATGAACTGGACAGAGCTTCAGATGCTGCATTGAATTTATCAAAAGGAATGGCATCACACGAAACCGATGTTACAGAAACTGTATATTTGGTTGGTAGAAATAAACGAAAAAACGAAGCTTTGAAAAAAATAAACATTCAATTTTTAAATCTATAAATTTGCATATATGACAATACTAGACATCATAATTTCGGCAGCGGCTTTTATATTTTTGGGCCGGTTGCTTTGGGAGAAATTCAAAAGCCATCCATCCGACAAATACCATAATGACAGTTGGAGGAATAGGAAAAAGTAAATTGGACAAAATTTGTCCAATTTACAAATTGATTGCTTTTTCCTTGATGAATTTCACTAAATCCAAATAATTCTTTTCATTGAAGGAATGACCTTTGGCATTGTCATTTTTCTTATTCCGAAACGTGGCATAAGTCACACCCATCGCTTCAGCCGCTTTGCTTCCAGTCATTCCGAAATCGTCAAGTATTTTCAATACTTTTTCTTTTACTTCGTAAGTATCCATATAATCCAAATTAAAATTAATACTCCGAAAACAACATCATAAATCGAAAATTCAAACTCGAATTCATAATCGATTTCTTTCTCATAAAAGTTCCTAAAGAACTTAATAATTGCTTTTATCATAATTTGTTGTAATTTTGCAAAGTGAAAGTAGGGAGAGGATTTCTCCCCTCCCACCACTTTAAGTTAATAAACTTAGAAACTTTTTAAAGCTGGCTGAAATTCTGAGGAGGATTTTCCAGCTTTTTTTTGTTTTACTAAAGTGGATTTTCACTTTAAAATTCATAGTTTAAATGAATTTGGTTAAACAATCAAGGTAGCTATCTCTTAACTACACCACAAATATACGTTACATTTTTGTAACGTGCAAACAAAAAAGCATTTATTTTTAGAGAAATTCGAAAGTTTTTTTTAAATATGGCCACTAATGGTTAGCGAGGTTTTCAGTTGTTTCCATTTTGGAACTAACTGAAATAAAAAAACGCACCATTTCTGATGCGCTTCTCCCCAATTCAAACTAATTAACCAAAACTAATTTTTCTTTTCAATCTTCAATATTTTAGTTTCTCCACATTCATCGAATACTTTTGAAGTAAATTGTTTCTTTCCCAGGAACCGGGTTTTTATTCCTAAAAAATTCCATTGTCGCCTTTCCCAAAATGCAACAGCATCCGATTTATTTTTAAACTCACGATCATTAACAATGACTTTAAGTTTTTGGCCATCAAAAGAAACGGATCCTTTTATGGTTTGGCATTTTGTCGAATCGCTCCATTCTTGTTCTTTTGGAATGCTGTTTTTTATTGCAGCAACCAATCCGGAAACATCGGTTTCTCTTTTGGAAGTATCTCGATATTTGAATGTTTGAGCAATGATACCTTCAATTCTATTTAGCTTAATACCTTCTTTTGCGAGCTTATTTTTTAGATCTGAATTCTGATATTCCAAATACTCTTTTATCTCATCAGAGTTTAAATTTTGACTAGAAAAATGCAAACTGTCAGCAATGCGTGTTTGATGCATATTTTCAGATTGTCTTTTGTTTTCTGCTGTCTGAAACTGACAATCTTTGTAAAACCAAATTGCCAAAGCAATTCCGGCAATTATTAAAATGGTTCTGATTGTTTGGATATATGGTGTGATAAAATTCATAAGTATAGTTTTTCGGCTGCTGCCAATTTTAAATCATATTGTAAAATCCAATAGTTTTCTCCATTATAATAGTAAGCCACAACTTTCCACGCGCCTTTTACCAATGCATCAAACATTTTTTTGTTTGACTTGATGAAAAGTAAGCCCAATCTTAATTGGTTGTGTTCTGATTCTTTGGCATAATCCCACATAGCCCCAACAGAAACAAAACCTAATAATTTCCAATGAAAACCCATGACTTGCATAATTCCTATAGATGTAGCTTCCATCGCTGCATTAGGATTTTTTGCGAAAGCATCATTAAAAGCAATCCACTCTTGAGCCTGACGCTCAACTCCGTTAAGTGACCATTTCCCTGAAGGTGTATATGGTGATTTTCTTTTGAACCAAACTGGCTCAAACTGGATGATTATCTTACCCGTTTTTTTATCAAAACCAATTCCTCCACTTTCTACGTGCTTAATGGCTTGAATTCTTGAAACTGGCACTCCAAATTCTTTGGATAACGAATGTATTTCTTCGAGTGTTATTTTTTTCATGGCTACTCTTTTTTATCAGTATCAAACAAATCCTTTATGTCACCTGTTTTCTCAAAGTTGTAAATCTTATCCATTATAAAAGCCGGAGGGAATTGCTTATTAGAAAGGATATAAATATTTTTTAAAGCTTTTGATATTGGGTACAAAAGTGTCATTACTTGTATCATGATTTTAAACCCTTCACCTACAAAATTATTACCAGCCGTAAGCCTTAACATTTCAAGTAAAGCATATACTATAATCAAAACTACCCACATCTCGGAGTTTCGTGTTAATAGCTGTTTCCAAGAAAAAGTATTCATCTTATAATGAAATCTAGCGCCAACGAATAAATTTACAAGCAAACAAATAAGCACGAATGACGAAAACTGCTGATTGGTTTTAAACCATAAATTAAGTCCATCAAGCACAAAAGCCACTGGTGTTAAAGTTGCTATTACACTAAAAAAATAAGTGATTTTTTCAATAAATGATGGCCGATTGTCAGCTAATAGAATGATGTGGCAAAGTATTTTTTTCATGCGTTATTTTATTAATAATTTATACTCTTCTAAAAATTGTTTTTTCTGAACAATTGAAATCTTTCCTTGTTTTAAATAAGCATAAGGAACAAATCCAATTCCTATAAAAGTCAATCCGATGAATCTTGAAAAAGAACTGTAAGAACCTTTACCCTTTCGCTCGTTTCCTTTGGCATAAATCCAATCAGCCTGCCATTTTGTAATGAAATTAACTCCTACATTATAGTTCAAATAATGAAAGTCATGTAACATGGCATCAAGATCTAATCTTGGTAAATCCTGCAAATCTTTTACTATGGTGGCTCCGTCAAACTGATCTACTTTTTCACAGAAATAATCGAATGCTTTTAAGTAAACAGCTATTTCATTAAAGCTATAGCCTTTCAAATCCAAAAGCCTAAACACTTTGTCTCTGGAGTCAACAAGGATTTCTTTTGGTTGCCTGAAATAGTTAGAATTAGAGCCTAGCATTATTCTTCCGGTGTAAATTCCCAATCGTTTGGATTTAATCCTCTGATTGTTTTGCCGTTTGCCAATAAATTGGTTTGTGTGTCCAACATCAACGCTAATTTTACTTTCGTCCACTCTTTCTCTGATTTTGTCATACCTGTAAAATCATAGGTACTTTCTAAATAAACATCTAATTGGTCTATTTTTTCATTAAAATAAAATATCTCTTTCGATGAAATCGGCTCGGGTGGGTTCAATGAAATATCCCAATCAACAACCAAATATTTGATTCCTGTTTTTTCCATTTCTAACGGCCTAACTTCGATTAAAATTTTGCCTTGCTTTTCGCTTCTGTCACCGTAAGTGATGATTTCTTTTGTTTGTATCATAGTATAAATATTTAGTAAACTATCATTAATAAACCTGTAGAAGTTCTATAAAAATCACCCACAATAAGTCCGCCTGATAATGCTGTTGCATTATCTGCATATACAGGCATAGTGACAATATTAAATCTTCCGTTTTCATCGAAACTTGCTCTAAGGGTTTCAATCTGCATATTTGTCCCTGATGTGGTCTTTTGACCAGTCCATACTTGCCAACGAGATTTACCCGTACCTTTTCCTGTGCCTGCAATTTGTTTTAAAATGCCACCATCCAAATTAGCGGTTCCTAATGCGTCATTATTCTGGAAATAAATTTCGCTCGCTGTAACCACGTAGGCGTTTCCATTTGGTGTGAATGTAATACCTGTAACGCCCCCTATAATTTGATTTAAAGCAATTAAATTTCCTGAGCCTCCCGACAAATTATAAATATCTCCGTTATTTTCCCACACATAAACGTTTCCGTTTGGGGCACATGCTATATATTTATAATTTCGTGCTGTTTGCAATAAATCCACGAAACTTCCTGTGGCCCCTGTTTGCTTGTATAATTTATTGTTTCCTGTTACATAAACATCGCCAGAAGCTGAACATTCCACGTTAGTAACATTTACAGGTGCGCCACTAACAGCCACGAAATCCCCGGCTCCAGCTATTCTTCTAAACAATACACTATCTGCCGTTACATAAATATCTCCGTTAATGTGTGCGCTAACATCACCAAACGTTCTTTGAATTGTATTAACAATATTAAAACTTCCTGTTCCTCCGGTTTGCATATAAATATTTCCAGGAGTGTAACCGTTTCCTGGTACATAAACATCTCCGTTTACTGCTATTTCTATATCATAACCCAATAACCCCGTATTTCCAATGTTTATAAAACTTCCTGTTCCTCCTGTTTGCTTATAGATTGTACCTCCATACGCTTTAAAATAAACATTCCCTGAAGCATCGGAAGTGGCGCCATATCCCCCAAATTGTTGGTTCAAACTATTGAAATTTGAATTTGGAATATAATTAATTGTTCTTCCTGCTCTGATTGTTAAATCCCTCCCTATGGTTGTGTTGTTAGATTCCTCCACCCCAATTTCCCTTGTGGCTTGATTTCCTAATGTAATATCTTTTGTTGGGGCTCCAAATGTACCAATACCAAAAAATGTCCCATTGTCAAATAATCTTGAAACTCCAATCGTTGAAGCTGTTAAAAACTTAGACAAGTAATTTGTTGTACCTGCTGGAGTATTCATTTTACCCGAATTTACTCCTGCTATATCTGTCAAATCAGCAATTGTTCCATCTCGGTTTTGCAAAGTATAAGTTCGTGAAGCAGTATTTGAGTTAGCAAAAAATGATGTGAATGTGTTGGCTACATTTCGAAGTCCAAATGCTCCATTTAAAAACATTTTCAACCCGGAAACGGTTTGATTTGATGCCAATACCATATCGCCACCACCGCCACCACTAATAGTAATATCTCCACTTCCTAAAATAGAAGCGCCATTTATGGTTTTTATATTTGTTCCAGAAACTAAAACGTCTTGTTTCGATGATGCCAATCCGCTATATTGGGTATTTGTAGAATTATCACCTGAATTCGTTCCACTTGTATTACTAAGTTTCGTGATTTCTCCAGAAGTAATCAGCCTTGAACCAGTTGCCATTAACGCAGTATATCCAGTAACCACACCATCATAACCCGTTTTCAAGGCAGTCGTGAATATTTCGGTAATACTGTCCAGTTTTGCTTTCAAGGCATTGGTGAAAGCATTGGTATCAGCATTGCTTTCATATTTGGTTTTTATGCTTGCAGCCGTTTCGCCTCCTACAGCTACTTTTCTCCAAAAGCCAATTCCGCCCGTTTGGTCATCCGGTGCAATGTCACCACTCGATGCTGTAACATCATAGAAATAATCAGATAAATCATTTTCTACATAAACCCTTGCTTTGTCTGAAATGCCAGCTTGCGGCAAGGCCGATAACTGCACCGTGGTTTGAAGAGGAGGTAAATAATGCGTGGCATCGATGCTGGCCAGTTTGTTTTTTTCTGAAGTGGTGTAGTTATTGTCGGAAAGAACTTTCGCACCATCTTTATCTACTTTTAAAGCCAAAGCGTCATACACCACATTTTCACTTGGAGAATAACCGGTTTCACCATCTCTCAATTGTTGTGAAACTGCCCATTTAGGTTTAGGAATAACTGGAGTACTAGCTGTTGAATTCTCAACGTCAACAGATCCTAATTCTATTCTTCCAACGGTAACAGATGGTTTAAGAGATGCGCCTATGGCTTCATTTCCTTGTTTCCTGAATATATCCCCATTATCATCACCTTCAAAAATATCCGTACGCATATATCCAGTAGTTGTGGCTGGCAAGGTGTCCGTAAAAACGGCATTGGTGTATTCCACGTGGTTTATTCTCCACACAAAAGCCTCATTGGCTATAGTGGCGATTAACCCCGCCATTGATATAATACCTTCTTTAACTAGTCCATCAGGCGAAATAGCTTCCAATGCTTCTGTTAATCCAGTAATGTCTGAAATTTGATTTCGAATTATACCAACATATAAATAAGTCACTTTATTGCCAAAATCATAAAACAATTTAGTATGGATAGTTTCCTTGAATTTCAGAACAAATGGAACTGCATTTGGAAACGAAAAATTCCCTTTATGGTTGAATAAATTGTTAATGACAATATCTGATTCATCTTCATTTTCATTAGTTATAAATAATTGTCTGCCATCATACGCTTGACCAGGAATAAGATGATTGATATAATTTATCTCGGTGCAGGTGTAAAGAATGATTCTCGTTTCATTTTCCAAATCAACAATCCCGTTATCATAACTTCTCCTAGGACTTTGTGATACTTTTGAAATGAAATTATCACCAATTACTGGAGGTGTTGGAGTTCCAATAACAGCATCATCAACATCTATTTCAGTGACGAAAACAGTACCTATTGGAATATTAGGCTTAATTCTTATTGTTTCAGATTCAGCACCTTTTATTAAAATAATTTGGTTTGATTGGTTGGCCACCAAAATATCTTTCCTTAAATATCCAGCAGCGCATAATGTTTCTGGTATGGTTGTAATAGCTGTAGTTTGATAAATAATGCCTTCATATACCCACATTGCAGCCGATGGAACAATAACATTAAGTCCTGAAACTGTTATGTCACCAACATCTAACAATTGGCTGTAAGTTTTATTTACAATTGAATCGATTATTTTTTGAACCGACAAACTCTCGGAAGTTCCTCCTTTTGAAACGTGTATTTTTGAGGCTGGATCTAAAGTAGATTGAACGGGTAATTCATCAATTTTCTTGGCATTTGTGCCTATGGCATTCAACGTTTCCGTAATTGCCTTTAATCTTTCGGTTACAAATGTTTGAAAGCTCATTAGTTAGAATTTTATATTCCAACAAATGTAAAAATTATTTTCTTATTTAGAATGATTCTAAATAAGAAAAGTACAAATAGTTTAGATTCATTTTTTGTAACTTTGTGTTTATGGCACTATTTCTGTTTTTCCTGATATTATTCATTGTCCTTGTTGGCGGTGGATGGCGTATTGGAAAGTCATTTGGTAATTTCTTGTTTCCCGGTGAGAAAGAAAACCGTAATGTTTTTATAGATAAGTCCGTACATCACCATCATCACGAGCACAAGCACATCAATATTATCGATGACAAAACAAAAGAAGAAATTATTGTTTATCAAAAAACTATTACTTCAAAAAAATAAACAGCAACGATATTTAAAACAAAAAGCCTCTTAATTAGAGGCTTTTTTGATGCGTATGTAAGGATTACGTTTTGTGCAATTATGATATTATCTCATTGTCAGACGGTTTCTTTTAGGCTATTAGCCAACTCCACCTTAACTACTTTTACCCGCAAGTCAGTAATAAATGCATCATTATTACTGTACAAATATATAAATTAGTAACTCACAAATCCATTGTCTGTTTGAATTAATCCTGGCACTGCAACTGCTGTTCCATCAAAGTCCATGCCTCCACTTGTCTGGCTGGTGTAAACACTTCCTGTTTTGATCATTGTAGCTGTAAGAACATAAAGATTTGATCTTTCTAATGGTCCTTCAGTATTGAAATTTCCATTCTTTACGTAACCAACTCCATTAATGGTCACGTTTTCGTGTGACAAAGCCAAAACCATTTTTCTCCAAATTTCCTTGGTTACAGGCTCGAAAACAATTTCGTCAACTTCGTAAACATCGGCATTTAGCAAGATGGAATTCGTGTCGGTTTTGTGGACCTCGCTATCTTCGTCGGACTTTCCTTTGAAATAGGTGTATTGTTGTCGAATCAAATTTTCGATACCGGTGCCATAAAAAATGTCCGTATTGCTGGAATTACTATATTTTATTTCCAACACATTTTCGTGTTTTACCTTGCACCAAATTTTCTCGCTTAAATGAACAATCTCCGTGAAATTATCATCGATATTGTTTATTCTCACTTGGATATATTGATCAATATAATCTACCATATCAATGGCAAATTCATAAACCTCATAGTTGAAACGGTTGAACACCGAAGCAGCAATCACGGAAACATCAACACCGGTATAAATGTTTGAAAAAGACAACACATCTGCATTTTTCGCCTCGTCAAAGAATATTTCTTCAATCAAGAACCAAGAAGAACCTATCTTGAAATAGTTGCCTATAATTGCCCATTCCGGCAATGAACCATTCAAAAAATAGGTGTCTGTTGCTAATCCCGTGGTATAATCATAAATGTTTCCTGCAATGAAATATAATCCTGTTTTACCGTTGCCAAGATCATATTTAAAAGCATTGCGTTTATCTTTTACTCCAATGTTATTTGATTTCTTTACCACCGGAACATCAACCTCCGATAAATCGGATTTTATAATCTTGGCCACATTGCTACCATAATTCGATTTGAATTGCGTGGTGATCACGTCAGCAGATTGAAACTGTTGTATTTCAGTATATGGAATTTCACAATCCACCTCGTAACTCAAGGTGTTTTCATCTGTTTTATAATTGGCAGAATCTCCCCAAGATATGCGATTGGCAAAACGAAAGGAGTTTGATTTTGAAATGTAGAAATAAGGCGTGTAAATGCCGAATTCAGTAACTGCAAAACCATTTGCGATAAAATAACCCAATTGGTCCTTGATATAAATACTGTACAATCCAACTGCCAAACCGCTAAAAACTGGCGATGTTTGCCACGTAACATTGTCCAAAGAATATTGTAAATCCAAACCGTCACTATTAACATTTGAAATATTCAAGGTGCCACCACTCGGTGAATTTACAATATCAAATGTGAAGTTTCCAAGATACAAATAAGCTGGAGTTGTAACTGATTGTAAAACTTTCAATCCATTAGAATCTTCGACCTCAACATTGAATGTCATAGCTCGATATGCCGAAAAAATGATGGGATTTGCCGTATTTGGATTAGTTACAAAAGGCTGCAATAATTTAGTTGCCAAATGATTTGTGGCAATATTAATTGTGCATCTACTGGATTCATCGCCAATTTTAGGAGTGAATGTAATTGCATCAATGGAAAAAGGAGTTACTGTCACTTCATTCTCGATATTTACATCCACAAAATCAGTACTTGTGCCTGTGAAAACTGCTCCCGAAAAGTTGGCTTCAATAGTTACAAAACCAACTCCTGAATTTACCGGACCATTTAAAGTGCTCAAAGTAAATAGACCTGTTGAATTATAATCTAAATTGAAAGCGTTTTTATAGTTTACGTTTACAAAACCAAAATACCTATCAGGATGTATGCCATCATCAGGAGCAAAAATAGGAAGAGAAACCTGACCCGTACTTAAACGAGATTCCTTGAATATTTCATTCAGCATTAAACCCAAAGAAGTTTCACCAATATTGAACACATCGTTAACAGTAGGAACTGCTATAAATTCTAGTGTTATTTTAGAATATGCCATAATTTTATCTATTAGATTTTAATAATTTCCATTGTCCTTTTCCATTTGGTTTTAGATTGAAAAGGAATCCTTTTTCTTTTTCGTTATTCTCGTTTGTGAACTCCACTAGTCCGTAAAAATTCATTATTTCTTTGCCTTTAATTATGGTTTTTCCTTCCACCATTTGCATAGTAGAAAATCCACATTCGTATTCAAATTCTATCCATTCCGGGAAGAACCTCGCTGGGAATAATTCAGAATTAATGATGTTACCATTCTCTGAATATTCATTCTTTCCCATCAATTTTGTCTTTAATTGGCTATTTGCTGATGAACTACCATAGCGCACATAATCTGTCAAATACTTTTTGAAACCACCACCAAACCACCAAGAATGGCGAAGCAAACAATTGACTGGCGAAAATCTTAAATTGGTTGCGCTTGATGGATCGAATATTCCGGTTGGTTCGTTTTCAAAATCATCCTGCCATTTTCTTTGTTCGAAAGTAGCTGTTATTCCACGCTTCAAGTCTATCATGAAATTATCAGAATCATACGGTGTATCTTCAGTATCATTCAATGATTTTGGCTTACGTCTGGCAAATTCCATTCCGTAGGTGTCGAATCTGTATTTTGACAACTTTGAATAAGTAGATTTCAATCTATTGATTACAGTCGTGAAATTTGATTTTCCGTTTGGTTCATCCAATCCCATCGCTTCTTCATAAGTTCCTCCTTTTTCGCTGCCAAATTCCAATGAAGAATAATAGTATTCCGTGGCGCAGGATCTCTTTACTTTCTTGACTTGCCCCAAACGAATAGTCACGTTATTATTATAGAAAAAAGACAATTCTTCCATTCGAACACGCTCTTTGTTTCCAACGATTTCTATTCCTATTCCTATATTCCAAACAGAATCCAATGAAGCAACAGCATCTTTAAATGATGTGGTTAACGGCTTGAATAGATTTTCTATTTTTGAAGTCGTTGCGGTTGCTTCGGATGGTATTGGCAACTTATCAAATTGTCGAATCCAGAATCCGTGTGTTACAGCAGTCAATGCTCCTGGTCCATCTACTGTATAACCTAAGTCTGTTCTTCCCAAGAAATCAGAATAAAAAGCTTTTTCTTTTCCAGTGGCAATGGTCACTAATCGATCCATTAATTCGTGAGCCAATATCGCTTTGGTGGTTGATTTTTCGTTATGTGAATCCTCTTCAACAAACAATGTTCCTAAAATTTCGGTCAAGTTAATTGCCAGTTTTGCATTTGGACTTGATTTGAAATCAGCTTTTTCGAACGCTTCTATGGCCAAACTTTCGCCTGATTCAACATCTATAATTCCGTCATAATTCACTGAAAATGTTTTTCCGTTTGCTCCACCAATTGCACTTTTTGAACTCAATGAAAACAGTGGAATTCTTGTTGGAGTGTTATAATCGACACCATTTTTGAATTTTGTCAAGTTGATGCTGAAAGTGGACCAATCAACATGATCTTGACTAACGGCATCAAATTTGAATGTAAAATTTGTTTTTATGTGAAGCGTTCTTTTTTTGTCCGAATTGGCAAAGAACATCATTCCTGTGGTTCCGGTGTTTTCGCTTGCCGTGTTGCCAGACAGCACTTCTTGAACCTGTTCGTATGATTTATTGATTATTGAAAAAGGAATACCGGCCGTTTGGTTTCTGGTATTTCCGGCATTTGATTCACAATAAAGGCTTAGAGAATTATCGTTTAATTTAGTTTCGAGTTTCGATTTAAGGAATATTCTTCTACCATCCAAAGCTACGGTTATAGGTAATATGTCTGGAATCGTTTTACCGTCAATAGTCGTAGTTCTGTCAATTTCCACGCTTTCGGATTCTCGGGCTTTCAATATTTGTTCCAAACCACCAGAATTGAATTTTATGGCAATTTGGTTGTTCTCCGTTTCCTTTGTTGAAAGGTCAAGATTGCCAGAATATCCTAAATTCCAAACGTCTGTCTGAGGATTTTTCTCTTCCCTTTTGAGTTGAATATCCGCATTTATACCGTCAATATCATCAACCAACTGGATGAACTCTTTGCCGTCACCAATGAATTTTGAAGAATTGGAAAAACGAGAGATAATACCGTGATACTGTTCGTGACGTGCGAGTTCTTTTTCGTCACTTTTCCAACCTATTGGCTCTTCGATTATCAAAGAGCCTTGGTTTTTATTAAACAAAGTGTATCGAACTCTATCGAAGTAATTTAGATTTCCCATTAGTTCCAATTAGTATTTTTCATTTTCCACAAATGATGATTAATATCTAATCCCGGCATATTGATCACAGAACCATTTTTTTGTCTTTCGATAGCTTTAGTATTTCGTTTTAATTCTTCGAGCATTTCTTTGCCATATTTTTCCTCATTTTGCATCGCTTGAAAATCATTCATTCTGCGACCATCCATTTTAAGTCCGGACAAAATGGAAGCTCTCATATAATCCTGATAATCTGCAAATGATTTATGTACAATATCGCCTTGATCCAAGTGTGTAAGCGTTGGTATGTTTGGTGTCAATCTTGCATTTGAGCCATCGAAACTGGTCACAACCTCACTTATTCCACCGTCACCAACCCAAGCCGTTTCTGCTGGACCACCTTTTCTACCATCTTTGTATTTTGGAATTGGAGTTGCGATGATCGCTCCAATTTGAATTGCACCAAGAACACCGGCCAATATTGCCATTGCAGGACCCATTGGTAGGAATGGTTGCGTACTTAAAGCCGCCAAAACCGCTAATGCAGTACTTATTCCCGCTTGTGCTAATGCTGTAGCTTTATTGAAAACAGCTTGTTTATGCTGCTCTTTGCGTTTCTTTTTCTCTAATTCATCATTCTTTTTCTCACGCTCTTTTTCAAGTAGATTTTTTTGACGGGCATCGTTTCCGGCCAGCTCAATTTGCTTATCGTAGTATTCATTGTTTTTGTCAATCTCATCCTGAATGTTTTGTATTCTTTTTTCGAAAACGGCATTTCCAAGATCTGTTAATGCCGATGTTAAAGCAGAAGACATTTCAAGTATCTTTTCTGTTTTTTCCTTTTCGGTCATTACCGTTTTCTCCGAATTCTTTTTATTGGTGCTGACCTCGACTTCTGATAAGTCTAATTTTGCCTTGCTTATTGTTTCAGCAATCTTTTGTCTTTTGTCAGCTGATATTTGCTCATTTAACGGAAGAGCATCACTCGCTGCCAATTCTGCTTCAAGATTTGCAATTTGAAGCTTTAATGTTTTTATTGCAAATACTTTCTTGATCTCGAAAATCTTTTGTTCGTGGTCTTCGACTGCTTTTTCCCTGTCGGCTTGTGCCATTGCTTCCAAATCGCCCAGTTTGGCAAACCTTTCGTTTTCTGCCTGTAATTCGGCATTCATCGATACATTTATTTTGGAAACCTTGTCTTCCAAATCTTTCTGGTATTTTGCATCATCGAATTGATTTATTTTCAAGATTTCCTCCGATGTTTTTTTCTTGATATCAACGATTTTATTTTCGGCTTCATTAACGATTACCAATTTTTGGTTGGCATTCATTTTATCTTTGGCCAATACAAATTTGTCAGCATCCAAGGAATGTTTTTCGGTAAGTTTGGCCAGATCAATCTCTTTATTTTGTACCAGTTCTAAGGCTTTGATACGTACTTCATCACTCAATTTATCATCTGCAGCAATGTCTCCATTTATTTTAATGGAACGTTCCAAGCGTTGTTTTTGCAATTCATATAAAGAATCTGATAATTTTTTTGCTCTATCCAAAGCCTCTTTAGCCAACTTATCCTGCTCTTTTGAATTTATAGCTGTAGAACTACCATCAGTATTAGCTGCTGGTTTTGCCGTTCTTTGTTGAATAAATCCTTTTACCGTTTTATTTTCTGAATCAGCAAAAACAGTTTTATTATTTAATGCTGCAATTTTTCTTTGATTGTCTTCAATTTGTTTCTTTCTTTTACCACTATTGAAGAAGGAATCATCAGTAGCTATTTTTTTATTTATCTTTTCTAATTCCAAAGCTGCTCTGGTATTTTCGGCAATTTCTGCATTGTTCCAAGCAACTACATTTTGCAAATCTTCCAAACTTCTTTTATTCTTGTCGGCATAATTTTTAATAGCGCTGTCGGCACCTTCTTTTCTTATCGCTGCAAGTTCTCTTTCTCTTTTTTGGGCACTGGTGGTAAACCAATCATCCAGCATTGATAAAGTGTCAATTGCATCATTAACCCAGAATTTTAAAAAGTTACCACCGGCATTCCCTTTTTCAGAAAGACTTAAAATAAAACTGCCCCAAGCGCTTTCCAACTTATCCATTGAACCTGTTAAGGTGTCCATTCTGATATTGGCCTGTTCTGTTGCTGTTCCGTTTTCATTCATTTTGGCGGTCAACTCTTTCAATCTGTCCGTATGCCCCAAAACATTCAAAGCAGCTGTAGCATTCTCCAATCCAAATATTTTAACGATGGAAGCATTATCTTTCAATAACGGTTTCAATAACTCCAATTTTTGCTGGATAGGAATTGATTTGTCTTTCAATGTTTCCAATGAAATACCAAGTCTAGCAAATTCCTCTTGTGCTTTTTTAGGCAAAGCATCTGGAGCACTGATTTTCAATAATACATTTCGCAATGCTGTACCAGCATCAGCTCCTTTTAGGCCATTTTCTGCCAACAATTCAACCAAAGCCGTGCTTTCTTGTATGCTTACGTTTGAAGTTCGTGCAACGGCACCAAATTTCAATAAGGCTTCAGTTACTTGTGGGATTTCAGCAGCACCATATTTGGCACCATTAGCCAATGCATCCACAAAAACAGTTGCTTGTGAAGCATCAGCACCAAATTGATTCATTGCATCTGTCAAGGCAATTGCAGCATCCGGCATTTCCATTCCAGAAGCTTGTGCCAATGTTAAAACGGCTTCAGTCACTTGGTTCAATGCTGAAACATTTTCAAGTAATTCCGGTTTTGCAGAAGCTATTAATTTGTAGGCTTCAACCACTGCAACAGCACCGCCTTTTGTTCCTTTTCCCAACTCGATAGCTTGGTTTTTTAGATAGTCAAGGTCTTTTCCGGTTGCCCCCGTAATGGCACTCAAATCTGCAAGCGCTTGATCAAACAGTTTTATGGTATCAAAGGCATTTTTCAATATTGATGCAAACAAGGCGACACCGCCCAACAATCCGAAAGCACCCACAAGATTTTTAAGTCCACTGGTCAAGCTTGCTATTTTTGGATAGTTTCCAACTGTTTTATGAAAATCTCCTACTGCATGATCTGCTTTTCGAACACGAACATCAAGTTTATCGAACTCTATCTGAGCTTTTTTAATGGCTTCTGTGTTTTGATTTTCGGCACTCAATAAATCAAGCAAATTCCTTTTGGCAATAGTTCGCTGTAGGTTTAGCTTTGTATAAGCCGTTGTCATTTTGCTGGATAAAATGGCCTGTTCTTTTGC